CCAACTTGATTATTGTATAAGTATGACATTATATTATTCTCCACCCATTTCTGTAAATAAAATGTAACCCGGCATTGTCTAAATTGATTATTGCTGAACTTTGATTATCTATCTTATGGGATGCAGTGGCTCCGACAATAGTGATTTGGCGATTGACTCCGTTTCCTGCGTTTCCCGATTCGTCTTTTACCACCATTTCTCTTCCAGTTTCTGGACTAGTAGGAAGAGTTATTGTAACAGGTCCAGCGTAACTCACCCCGATATAATAGTCTGTGGGAAGTGCTGCATAAGTTGCACCAGTTACACCAGTAGTTGCAAGAATTGATATTGAGGATATACTGGGACTTCCAGTATTTGTTGGCTGTATCCATTGGCTGGAATTGCCATCATTTATGTAAACAAATTCAATACCAGTATCAGAATCCATCCACCTTTGGCCCATCGTGATACCAGGATCTGATGGTGCGTTACTTTGATAATAATAAGTTAATCCGCTAGCAGACCCACCGCCTGATCCGCCACTGATAGCATCAACTCTTACATTTGACCCGGATCGCGTAACAGTAAGATTATTGCCGAAGTCAATAAAAGCGACACCAGTACGAAGTACAACGCTACCATTTCTTTTTACTCCTAAACCGCTACCACCGCTATTGTGTAGCGGATCTGTTGTCATTGGATTAACTGGTATTGCTGCTAGTTTATCATTGACAAACTTTATGTCAAAAGAAAGTTCTTTTTTCTTTTCATCATATCTTAACGGATAAGAAGCTGAAACGACACCAGACTCTCCTTGTTCGCCTCTTTCACCCTGTGGTCCTTGGGGACCCATAGGCCCAACTGGTCCTTGTTCCCCTTGAGGTCCCTGTGAACCTACCTTGCCATCTTTTCCGGCTGGCCCTATTGGTCCCTTTTCGCCTTGTGGTCCCTGTGGCCCGATAGGACCTTCTGGGCCGATTGGACCCATAGGACCAACTGGACCTCGTTCTCCTTGTGGTCCCTGTTGTCCCTTTTCGCCTTTTTGTCCTTTTGGTCCTTGCTTTCCATCAATACCAGCAGGACCTTGTTCTCCCTGTGGCCCCTGTTCTCCCTGTAAGCCTCTTGGACCCATAATACCCTGTGGGCCGGGTGGACCTTGATCTCCCTTATCTCCCTTTTCTCCATCTTTACCATCGTTACCAGGAAGACCATCTGCGCCAGCATCACCCATGATACCCTGTCGGCCTCTTGGTCCCTGTGGGCCTTGAATACCGGGTGGGCCTGCTGCTCCGGGAGTTCCCGGAAGACCTATTTGTTCTATTATTTGGGTTTTAGTCTTATGGGGAGAAGATATTGTTTTTACTGGCTTACTTGGTTCAGGAATAACAGAAAAGTATTCATTTAAATTATTTTCGTGCTTTATGCAAATAATTTCTCCATCAGAATCTTTTAAGAATAATGATGTTTTGCCTGAACCTAATTGATAGCTTTTAGAATACCATTGCGCCCCAACGCATTCGAAGATTGTATCTCTTTTGAGATTTGCGATGGTTCTCTTTAGAACTATTTTTTTTCCTAGAGAGAAGTTCATTACTTATAGTGTCGTTCAATAATTGTTTCTTTTTTGATTTTTACCTTATGAATCGATTTACCGGAACTATATTTATTTGTTTCTACGGTCAATTTTTTATTGAATTTTTTTGTATTAATTTTCATGCTGCTATATTCGGTAGTTTGAACAGGTATAAAATCGTCAATTTTATATAGGCTATCATAATCAAAGAATTCAGTCAATGTAGGTTCACCCATTAGAGATAAAAATGAATTGATATCATCAATTCCATATCTCCCATTGATTAAACTCCAATTATATTGAAGATATTGCCCCAATCTAGCACCGACAGGCCAAACACTTATGCCGGATTTAGAAAAATATATAAAATTTGTTCCACTATCGCCAGTAACTGCTCCAACAAATTTGGGTTGTATTACATCTTTTATAACTGACTTATATTGGCCTGATATAATCGGTGTGCTGTATAATGATGTTACAGTCAATTGTGTTAAAGAATTAAAAGAAGAATATGGAAAATACCATAAAGCAAATATACCATTTGCATTTACCATAAATGCAGCTAACTTTTCATTTAAATTTTTACCAGAATATTGAATATATTCTTTTAGAGAATAGGGATTTAAATAGTATTGGTGATATACTGGAAATGTTACTCCAGCATTTCTTATCTTACCTATTCTAATATCTCTTTCGCCACTCAATCTTTGAGTATACTGATTATAATTTATATCATAAACATCAACTATAACGGTTTCAAATTGCTGTGTTGATGGATTATAATACGAAACAGTTCGATTCATTCCAGAACTATATCCTACGCAGTGAGCACAAAATGCGGCGTGAGTGGGTGAAATAAAAGTAACAGTGTCGCTTCCTGGACCATATAATCCTATTTTTTTTCTTGCTTTGTCTATTCCACCGTCACATATGGAAAATATTTCAATTCTAAGAGATTCTTCTATATCCGGGTCAGTGAAACACGGCTCATCATAATCGCCATCACAGTCTATACTAGGATAAAAAATTTCGGTAAAATACGATGCCCCAAATGATCTTCTAGATACTGATTGTGGAAACTGTGGCTTCGGAGAATTCCCAAATAGACTATTAATCCAACAGTCGGGGTTTATTGCATTTACAGCTACGGCATAAGTTTGATTTGTTTGACCGTTGGGAGCAACAGATGGGTGTGTTATTCCTGATGTTACTTGATCTGAACTATAAGTATAATAATCCCATGTACTATCGACATGATCTTGATATCTCGTAGGCGAATTTGCATGGACGCAATCGCATACAAATTCTCCTAAAATTAAAGTTTGTTGTGGTCCGTCACCTTCGCCAAAGTCGAAAGATATTCCTCTTTGACTATATTCTCTACTCGAAAAGAACATTTTAGGTTATAACAATCCGCCGTCTTCGTTAGTTAAATCGAATCTTCCTCTGCATAGAGTATCAGAAAAAGTTGTCCCCTTTATGACTTCTATATTATAGAAATGTCTTCCTGCTGGAAGCCTATCCATTACATCAGACTGAAATTCAAAGAAAATAGATCCAGTAGATGATGCATTATTTTCATCTTTATTAGGTTTAATAAACCGCTTAGAAGTATCATGCGATAAACCAGAAACACCTGTACTTAAAAAATAAGTCACTCCTGTTAAGCCAGCATACAAAATAAGATTATCCAGAGGAGGAACTGTTTTAAAAACTTTAAACTCGATTCTTTCAAATGTTGCTGAAATTGCAGCATCATTTTCGTCAAAATAACTTAAAAGAAAGTTAAAATTGTTACCTTTAATTCCTGAAAGATCGATTTGTGGAGTCATTTTTGTACCTTGTGCTTCTTCTTATTTATCTTCTTAAGCTCCTTTTGTTTTTGCTTCTCTGCCATTTCTTGTACCCCTCGTTCTTGTTGAATCTGGGCAACAATCTTCTTGTAGGATTCAAAATTGTTTTGAATCCTCTCTCTATGTTCTGGAGGAAATTTATTTTCACATAATAGCTTATGGCAAGCTTGCATTCCTAAATGGTACTTACCGACACTATGAGCCACTGCACCTAGTTCATCCAAATTGCCCCAAGCATAAGGGATTTCCTCAACGAACAATGTATCTTCAGTTGGTCTTGGAAGTTCTAGTGCCATACGAGCATACTGATATGCTGCTCTAGGTCTATTGTGCATTCTATGCAGCCTTGCTAGTTGATATAAAGGTTCGGCACGAATTGGACGGGCCTCATAAGATCGCATAAACATATCATAGACTTCTGGCCAGGGATGTTGTAAGAAAACCTTACAAATTGCCATGCGGTAAATTGAGAAGAATATTTCTTCATCCCATCCACCCATTTCGGATCTCTTGGTATATGCGGCAAGAGCCTTTTCCCATTGCTGTGAATCAAAATAACTTTGAGCTAGATAAAATTGATAACGAACATTTGTGGGGTCATCTGCGATGGCCTTTTCTAGTGCTTCTGCGTCTTTGGCATATTTTTCCTTTGGATCAATTCCAAGATTTCTAGCACCTTCAGTACGAGCTTCTATTGCATAGTTGCCATGCAATTTTTCTATCTTATATGGCTTTGGTTCTGAATCTGGATATTCGTGAAGAACTCCAACATATTTCCAATCACGATTGTTCTTGAAGATTTGTGTTCTCCACCATGTGAATTCACCTCTACTAAACTGTAGGGTATAAGCATCCGCAGTTGGGTTATCAGGGAATTTGAACTGGCCCAAAACACTATCGTCAGCGTCAATTACCCAAGCGTAATCTGCCTTGCCCTTGGCGTTCTGGAATGCCTCTGTACGAGATCCTATCTTACCAGCATGATCACCGAACCCCTTCCAGTCAGACTGGTAAATTTCTCCGGGGATGTTCTTCTCGGCAAAGAACTTACGAATCATATCCTGGGTTCCATCAGTAGAACCAGTGTCTGTAATATCGTAACGATCTATGTACTTATAGATTGATTCAAGGCAACGAAGAATGACATGTGTTTCATTCTTCACGATCATGCATAGTGTAATTGTAGGCTTCATATTGTATCTATTCTACTTTTTTGGGCGATAAAATCAAGTGTTATTCTTAATCCAAGTTTCAACATCTATCTTTGGCTTCCATCCTAGATAGCTTATTCGTTCTATATTTGCTAAAGTTGATTCAGCTTCTCCCTCTCTTGGAGGCAAATGCTTGGTTGGTCCACCAACCATTTTTGCTATTTCGTTCATTGAATAATTTTTTCCTGTTCCAACATTCAATGTTCTTGTCAAGAGATTAGTGTTTCCAAAATCATAATTAGCCAAAAGAATATTTGCTTCTACTACATCAGAAACATGAACAAAATCTCTTCTTTGTTCCCCATTTCCAACAATTGTTAGTGGCTGTCCTGCTTTTTTTTGTCTTTGAAATATTCCTATAACTGGAGCGTATTGCCCCTTCACTGGTTGTCTTTCTCCATACACATTAAAATATCTTAAAATGTGGGTTTCTAAACCATACATTTTAGAATACAAATGAAACAAATCTTCCGAATTGTACTTTGTAACAGAATAAGAATTTAAACAATCTTTATCTACTATTTCATTACTACCTTCACTATTTCCGTAGATAGCTGATGTAGAAGATAAAATAATTTTTTTAACTTTTTTTGTTCTACAAAGTTCTAAAACAGTTGCTGTTCCAAGAACATTAGTATATACAGTTTTTAAAGGGTCTTCTATACAATTTTGTAATCTACATTCTGCTGCTAAATGAAACACTATATCAATATGATTATACATGTCGCTTGTCATGATATAATCAGTTATGCAATGATGATTATACTTAGCTTTTTCATTAAAATAAAATTTTTCATGTGCATCTGAAGATAGATTATCAATGATTGAAACTTCATGTCCATCATCAACTAATCTATCTACTAAATTAGATCCTATAAAACCGCAACCACCAGTAACTAAACATTTCATAATTAATTTCTTTCATAAAAATTTTTATTTTTCAAATACCAATCTATAGTTATTTGTAAACCATCTTCTAAATTAGTGGACGGATTCCATCCTAATGATTTAATTTTTTTTGTACAAAGTTTTCTTAGTGGTGCTCCATTTGACTTTGTTTTATCCCAAATTATTTCACCAGTATAATTTAATTTTTTACTTATTAATTCTACCAAATCCTTAATAGAAATTTCTAAGTTAGAACCAACATTTATAATTTCTGGGGAATTATAATTATTCATTAGAAAAATACAAGCATCTGCAAGATCGTCAGAAAATAAAAATTCTCTTCTAGGACTACCATCTCCAAAACAAATTATATCTTTTGAATTATTTTCTTTAGAATCTAATATTTTACGAATAAATGCTGGTATTACATGACATTTTTCTAAATTAAAATTATCATTAATTCCGTATAAATTTGCAGGCATTGCTGAAATACAATTAAAACCATATTGTTTATGATAATAATTGCACATTTTTAAACCTAAAATTTTAGACAAAGAATATGCTTCATTTGTAGGCTCAAGTTCACTTGTCATCAAATATTCTTCTCTTATTGGCTGCTCTGTTATTTTGGGGTATATACAGGCAGAACCTAAAAATAATAATTTTTTTACATTTACTAAAAATGATTCGTGTATGACATTAGTTTGAATTTGAATATTATCATAAATAAAATCTGCTGGATAATTTTTATTGTACATTATGCCGCCTACTTTTGCGGCGGCTAAAAAGACATATTCTGGTTTTTCTACACTAAAAAAATCTTTAATTTGATTTTTATCACGAAGATCTAATTCTTCTTTAGTTTTAGTAATTATATTATCATAGCCATAATAATTTAATTTACGCAATAAAGCAGAGCCTACCAATCCTTTATGACCAGCAACAAATATTTTACTATCTTTATTCATCATTAATAGACTCATTCACTATATTGCATATGTAGCTCACATCATCTTCGGTCATATCTGGATTGTTTGGTAAATACAAACCAAAATCATGTACTATATCAGAAAATGGATATGTTATATGTCCATATTTTTTATAATAGAATGGCTGTCTAGACATACTTCCGCATATTAAAGGTCTACATTCTATCTGCCCATCTAATAATTTTTTTGCTAATTTATTTTTATTAGGGTGAATAATAGGATACGCAAAGTTACTTATATAACCATTAAATTTAATTTTCCAATAAGAATTTTTAATTAGCTTATCATATAAAATAAAATTTTTATATCTATTATTATTTTTATCATCCAATGTTTTTAATTGATTTATTCCAAGAAATGCTTGTAGATCAGTCGATCTTAGATTAAATCCGGGATAATAAAAAGTATAAAGATTCTTGAACGAATCGATGTCATGTTCTTTTTGCAATTTTTCTTGTGTTTCTACAGATAAATCTCTACTCCATCCATGAGATCTTATAGATTTTAAAATTTCATAAAGCTCAAAATCGTCAGTAGAAACAAAACCGCCCTCTATCGTGGAGTAATGATGTCCAAAATATGTAGAAAAAGAAGACATTAAACCAAAAGTGCCCGTTTTCTTTTCATTTATTACTGTTCCCACACTCTCGCAAGAATCTTCAAGAAGAATTACATTATATTTCTTGCATATATCAATTATTTCATTCATCTTATTTGGTATACCAAGAACATGAACTATGACAACACATGCAGGATCATGTTTCTTACATAATTCTTCAAAATAATTTACATCTATTCCTAAAGAATCTCTATCAGTTTCACATAGAATCGGCTCTAATCCTAATTGAATAACCGGACTTACCGTAGTTACCCACGAAACACAGGGTACTATAATTTTATTATTTTTTAATCTATTTGCTACCTTTAAGGCATAGATCATAGCTAAATTAGCAGAAGATCCAGAATTTAAAAAAACTGAATATTTAATTCCTAACCACTTAGACCATAATTCTTCAAACTCTATAGTTTTTGGTCCTTTAGTTAATTGCGGATATGATGATAACCAATCTTTTAACTCATCTATTTCTAGATTTGAAATTGTATTTTTTACTAATTTAATAGGTAAATTCATTGACATATCTTTCATAATTTTTATTCCATATACTTGGATATGGAGTTTCCAGTAATTTGCATAATTCAGAATTACATAATACTATATTTTTATTAAAAAATCCAGCAGAAATGCTGAAAGTTGATGATCCTACAACTAAAATATCTGAATGAACCAAAGAATTAAAATCCTCTAAAAAAACATCTCCTGAGTTACTAATATGATTAATAATATTAGGATAATCTATATTTAGCTTAGGATCAGACCAAGAAAAAATATGAAATTTTGCATTTTTTATTTTTTTATTTAATATCTTTATTAAATTTTCATATATTGAATTTTCTATAATTCTAACTTTTATATCTCCTGGATTGAATATATCATCACCTCTTCTAATATGAATTGCTATATTCGTATATCCATTTTCATAAAATAAAGGTTTTTCTAAAGGATATGAGGAGCTAATAAATTTTAAGAAAGATTCATCATAAAAATTATCTACACCATAAGTAGATATTTCCTTATGAAAAAAAGGCTTTACTAATGGAGTATGCATACTAGTTCTAAATTCTAGATTTAAATTTTTAATAATTTTATTTATTAAATTATTTGCTTTTTCTAATTCTAAATTTTGACATTCTGCTTTATTTAATAATTTTATTCCTTGTAATTCTGAATGAAGATATTCGCTATTTGTAGTTTTACAAAAAGCTATACCTGAAATAATACTGTACAATTGTGATCCAAATCCATCATTTCCTCTACAAACAGTAAATTGGTCTTTCATATTAAATTTATGATCCTAAAAAGGTTGCAAGTCTTCCGAAACTGCTTTCTTTATTGTATATAATTTTTCCGCATTTTGCTAATAGAAAAACATCGATAAGAGCTTCTTTTACCTGATCGCTAGATCTAAAAGTATTATTTATCCATGTATTTTTATTTTTATCTACAGCTATGGTAATTGATTGTTTTTCTCTAAAAATTATATTATTTGGATATTTCTGCACAACTTCTTGTTCCCAAGAAGGTTCATCGGAGCAAAAAAAAATTTTAACATTTGAATTTTCATATATTAATTTTTGTATAATACTAATATATTCTGAAATACTAGCGTTAGCAAAATCTGTTCCTCTGGCATGAATAGAAATCCAATCTTTATTTATTTGATTGTTTTTCACAAACTCATCTATTTTATCTTGAATTTCTTTTTTTATTTTTATTGACTTTAGAGCATTTTTAGATAAATCTAAAGTCTCGATTGAATCTATGAAAGAATTTGAATAAACACAACAGTTTTCATACTTATCGTCAGAAAAAAAATTAATAGGATATTTTTTTATAGTATTATTCTCATAGAGTTCTTTTAATGAAGAATTTCCATATAAAGAACAATCCTGATAAATATCAGATACATTTAAAAAAAATAAAGTATCGATTCTTTCTTTTAATTGATTTTTATTTATTACTTCAATATCATCTTTTTCAAAAAGATCATAGTATTCGGCGTGACATATTGAGGTCTTTTCCCAACAAATAATAGGTTGTATCTCTTTTCTTCTGGCATACGAGAGACAAGAGGCAAAAGGAAGAAGTCTATTGCATAGACCGCCTGAAGCATATGATGTTATTGAGTTCATATTAAAAACCGGTCTTTATTCCATCTTCGAATGGAAAATTATTAATAATAAGATATTCGTGCAGAACGCTCTTATATTTTTTATTTTTGATATCCGAAGTCAACCAAAGAAATTCTTGCACTACATGTCTATCTAGAAACGGATACCGAGTCTCGACACCATATGAACCTCCTATCTGTTCCTCTTTAAGAAGATATGATCTCATAGTACTTCCATAGAAACTATTCCAAGGAAATATACTACCCAGATCAGACGGGAAAAGACCACCAAAATTACTGTGTTTATACTTTCTTTGCCCAGAAAAACCATAATCTGAAAAAATTTCGTCGCCGCCCATTCCCGATAATGTGATTCTTTTCCCCCGACTAATGCCTTCTTGACACACAGAACATAACCACTTTGTTCCATTGTCTTCTTCCATTCTTGTGTTTTCTTGGTAGTCTCCAACGGAGGAGGATATGTCAAATCTCTTATTTTCTGTATTTTCTCTTATATGCTGTATTGCCTTGCTTTCTATTTCTCTATTTTTCCACCAATATCCATAAGAATATTTATTTGCCCCAACAGAATTTAGATATTTAATTCTTTGCTCTATAATAGTTGTGTTTTCTGTTCCTAGAACAGAAAATGTTGTAAATTCAACTCCTTGTTTAGCAAGTTCACACGCAATAACACCGCTATCATAACCAGAACTCATCCCAAGAAATATTCCTCTTCCTTTTCTTGAGTCAGTTCTCTTGCTTATTGATCTTGAAAAGGCAGTAAACCAATCCTCATATGAGGTCTTATATTGTTTTAAGTCAAAAACATATAAGCATTCTGTACTTTGTACTATAAGATTTGTTAGACAAATAGATATTATTTTACCACACGGCGGTTCTACTATATTCTGTCTATTTAAATTCTTTAAATAAGACTCATAGCTTGAAAATGAAAATCCTTCTTGTAGCGAATAGAATATTGGTTTTGTCCTAAAGTCATCTGTGATGATATATGCTAATTTTTTATTCTTGTCTATTAGAACAATGGCAAACTCTCCATCAAGAGCCTTAAAGGAATCTTTGCCACTTTTCATGTATTCTCTGATAATGAAATTAGTTTCGGGTATATCCATTTCATTATACAATTCTCCGTTAAATACAACTAGAATATCATTTTCAATATATGGCTGAGAAGACGATAGATGATCTAGATTGAGAATATGATGTGTTATAACAAAATTATCAAAATGAACAGTGTTGCTGCCATCTGGTCCTCTTCTAGATATTAGAGGATCAATTGTATGCTTTGTTTTTATATTTGTTCCGTAGAATCCACACATCAACGATTTCCTGCTGAAATAAAATAAGGATTGTCTTGGGCATTTCCGGGTAAAATTTTTCCTTCCAATATCACAGGTTTTTCCTTAAATTGATTTAAAACAAAAGGAAGACTCAGTTGATCTCTTGAAGAGAATCTATTAATATGATTAAACCATTCTAATCTAATGTATTTTGATTTATCATTATTTTTAAAAATAAAACAAGTGCATTCGTATAAACCATTATTTGCAGGATAATTAAAAGCAGATTTGTAAGCCATTATCTGAAAATCTACTATAGAATTATCATCATAATTAATTTGTTTGATCAATTCTGCTTCTTCATATACACAATTTCTCTGACTATGTTTGAATAGACAAAAATTTGAAACCGAGGTATCAAAACTAGTATTTAAAATTATTAAACGCGGATCATTTTTTAGTTCAAAATAAGCATCCATCCAGATATAATAATCATAGTTAGGAATAAAAATATCTGGAAGAATTTTGTATATTTTTCCTTGTCTTCTTGATCTAAATTTTGTAGATCCCACTGGAGAATCTATAAAACAATTATCCTGATTCACATCAATTACATTTACTCCGCGCGTCTTAAGATTGTTTTTTGATATTTCATCATTTGAATCTGTAAAATAATAATAGTCAACATTTTCTATTTTGGGTAAATTATTCCAAAAAACAGAATTTCTAGAACCAAAATTTGATTTGACTATTGCTATTTTCATAGACCTATCCACTTGGGATTTTTTAGTGACCAATCTACAAGATTTTCAATAGATTTTTCTAGATTATTAATTGGCTTCCAGCCCATTAGTTCTAGTTTAGAACCATCTAAAGCATATCTCAAATCATGTCCTGGTCTAGAACTATGGAAATCCACCATCTCGTAATTTAATTCTTTTCCTACAAAAGTGCTAATAAGTTTTGCTAGGGTAAGATTATCAACTTCTTTTTCGCCAACAATGTTATATTTTTCGCCGTGCTTACCATTTCTAAGTAAGAATTGTACTGCACTACAAACATTTTTTGCGTGAATATAATATCTACTACCAGCTTCTGTTAACAATTTATTGGCGTGTATGGTTATCTTGCCTCCGGTAAAGCTATTTCTAATACAGAGAGGAATAAATTTTTCTGGGTGCTGCCTTTCACCAAAAATATTCATACAATGAGTCACCATAACTGGTAACTTATATGTATTATGGAATGCCATACACAATTCTTCTCCCCCAGCCTTAGAAGCTGAGTAAGGATTACCAGAATTATATCTATCATTTTCTTTGTAATTTACGCCTAGAGGAGCTGGACCAAAAATTTCATCAGTAGAAAAATACACAAAATTATCTAAATTTTCTTGGGTTCTTGCATAATTAAGAATGTTGCAAGTGCCAACTACATTATCCATGACAAAACTCAATGGATCTTCTATTGATCTATCTACATGGGATGATGCTCCAATATGGAGAATAGTATTAATTTTTCCTATCTGGGATTTGAGTATAGTATTATTCTGCATTTCTGCTTTCATATCATGCCAAATAAAACTAACTCGCTTTCCTTCTTTTTCCCATATAGGCAATTCTGTTAGTCTGTTAAGATTGCCAGAAACATCTAATCTATCAATAATGATAATTTCGCAATCATCATTTTTTAGAAGATGTTCGACCATATGGTGACCAACAAAACCACAACCTCCAGTTATAAGCGTTCTATTTTTCATATTTTTTCCTTAAATTTATTTTTACAATATTCTATTTCTCTGCTCAATAAATGAGCATGTGTATTTTGCATTTGATTTTGATGAAGTCTATTTGCGACTAGCAAATTTTTTATAATAAAAGGTTCTCCGTAGATATTATACAATCTTTTGTAAATATCGCAATCCATAAGCATAATTAATTCTTCATCAAAAAAATGTTTCCCTCTAAATGCTAGAACACTAGGAGAACTTATAGTATTTTTTCCCAAATGGATATTATGGTTATATTGAGGGATCAATGGCCTGTCTAAAAAATGTATATTTTTACAATGAACGCAACCACTTAATATCCATTGCGCGTCTTTATTAAAAGCATCTACAATATAATTTAATGAATTTTCATCAATAAAAAAATCATCTTGAAAAATAACTTTAATAAAATCTGATGAGCAATTTTTTATTGCATTATTTGCATTACATGAATTTGTTCTTTTTATATTATGACCAGAAATATATTTAATATTCATATTTTTTTCATAATATGCACATAATAATTTAATTTTATCATCTGAACTTTGATCACTAATTACAACTTCATAATCTTTGAATGTTTGTTTGTAAATACTATTCAAAAGTTCTGATAAGTACAGCCAACCATTTCCATTAGCTTCATATACTGGTATCGCTATTGATAAAGTGTTTTTCATAATGATAAATTCCAGAACAAAAATATTTTTCAAATGATGGATTTAATTCTAAAGCTTTATTGTAATTATGTTTTATATAGGGCATCATACTTTGATATTTTTCAAATGATAAATTATTAATATCAAAGGTTGAATCTAAAAATATTATTCCTCGCACATCAAATGTTTTTCCTATAGAAGGATTACCATAATATATTGGAACTGTTCCTGTTAAAAAACAATCTAATATTTTTTCTGTTGTGTATCCAGGTGCAATACAATTTTCTATAGCAAAGGAAAAACAATAATCATTTAAACCTTCTTCTTTATTTTTAATGTATTTGTAGCCTTCTCCGTACAGATCAATTTTTTTACCAAAATGATTTATTATTAAATGTCTAAGCTTATGTCCATAAGTTGCATTTTTGTTGGAAGCAATTATAGAACACAATTTAGTTTTCGATGGTATTTTAGGTTCTTTTATCCAAGAATTTAATGGAGCTTCAGAATAAAAATATTTTTTTCCATCATAAAGATTTTCGTAGTAAGTAACAACAATATCTGGATTTAAATCTTTAATTATAGTTTCATAATTTGTATTTACAGTTTTTAAAATTTCTTCTGGTTCTACTAAATATAAAATTTTTGGTTTATTTGAATCTACTTTTATAGAATTATCAATATAAAAAATATAATCACATTCATTTATATTTTTAGTTCTTTCCCATATAATATTATTATCTTTGTAATTGGACCATGTAATAGGGTCTAGTTTAGAAGAAGAAATAAAAATTTTTTTCAAATTAACACCATATCTTTTCTATAAATTTCTTGCCAATTTTTTGGTGCTCTTTTATTGTACCACCTATCAGGAGCAATAATTTTTTTATTATTATTTTCATTTAACCAAGATCCCCACCAGGAATATGAACTATTAGAAATAATATTATGATCGCATAGAGACATTAAAATTATGTCTTTTTCTGCATCATTATTCATAATAATATTTGGTAAATTTTTAAAACTTTCAGAACACCATTTTGGATCATCTGTAAAGATTACAAAAAAATAAGACGGACCAAAACAATCAATTGCTTTTTTAAAATAATTCATATCGCAAACAAAATGAGTATCTTTGATTAATAAAAAATCAGTTCTTCTTACATGTATCCCTACTAATTCTTTATTAACTTTTTCTTTTAATTTTTTCATAAAATCGTAACACATTTTATGTTTTTCTTCATCAAAAATAAATATTTTTTTTAAATCTAATTCATTTTCTTCTACATATGTTTTATTTTGAAAATAACCAATAAAATCTGTTCCGTCTTCAATATTAGAAACATCAAAATATGCAAAATCATTTTTTTCTATTCCCATGAATTTAGGTATGATATTATTAGAATTTTGCGCGGGAAGTTTAAAAATTTTTGCTATAATTGGATTATTTTTAAAATCATATCCTATTTCAATTCCCTTTTTTTTACCTACTCCGTATAAAAAAGAAAATTGAAACATTTGATTGCCCAACCATCCATATTTGCCTAAATTTTTAAATGTAATCATGGTTTTATCTCTAATTCGCATTTAGTAAGATATTCCCATTTATTTGCACTATCAGCAGCATCTGCTTGGTAAAAAACTGGTTTGTTTGGAGTCAATACTTGAAAATATCTTTGAAGAAAAGCACAACCGACATCAAATGGAGTTTGGCGATTATAAACCAAATCCTTTGACATAATTATTGCATCTTTTCTGTATCTTTCGCTTGTGTATAGGATTGCGTGAGTTGCCAAAATTCCAGCAATTCTTTTATAATCTGTATTATATTGGATACAAGTATATCCTCTATTACCTATACTAACCCCCAGATATACTGCATCTGTTTCATCTGGAAATTCTAATATAGGATTAAAGTTCTCCTCAATGACTTCAGCATCATCTTCAAGAATTAAAAATGGCGTTTTTAGATCTGAAAGTTCAAATATATCAATATGAGATTGAGCACATCCGACATAGTGTTTATTTGACGGTATCGTATCCGGTGGAGATGGAATAACTCTAGCAGACTTTCTAATAGTGTTCTTGAAGCCTAGCTTCTCAAACATCTTAGTCATTCGTTCTGCGTTTTTTGTTGCTGTATCTAGATTAATCCAATATACTGGTATTTCACGAAGATCTATTTTCATAATTAATAAATTTGTTAGAGTATTCTAAAAGTTCTTGAGAATTTGTCAAGATATAATCAAAGCGAGATTCTACTTCAGCAAGATTCTGTAATGCAAATTCAGTCATCACAGGATCATCTATGAAGGCTAAAGTTGTCTTAGTCTTATCTTTGCTGTAGAGAAACACGGCTTCATCTATACCTCTACCCCAGTAGACCTCTACTGGCTTGGTAACATTTCTCTTATTTAAAAACTTGTAAACGGCCTCTTTTATGTCGAGGGGCATATAATCTTCATTACAAATATACATTATTTTTTACCGATATGATATTTTTGAATTAAAGTCCAATCCTTCTTTTCCGAGTGGGGAAGAATCTTGATTTGATTAATCCCTAACTGTGGTTCTTTGTATTTATCTGGATTTGTGGGATGAATCAATCCCCATTCGGTAAGAAGTTTCACTATTACATTTCTTCTGCCAAGATCGTTCTCGTCCATGTCGCTATTCAGACCATCAAGAACAAACATCTCCTTGAAGTGCATGATTGCGTATCTTCCTCTCTTATGCAGAATATGACATGATTGATAAAGCTTCTTTTCTTGTTTAGAAGAAACACCTATACGGGTTAATGTTTCCTTAACCTTCAGAAAGTCTTGTTCAGACTTTAGCTTTACTTCTACGCCTAAACCTTGAAAAATATCCTCGTCAACTGGGTTCATAATATCTCCATACAAGGATATTTATTAAATTTTAAATGTTTCTACATGCTTTACGATAGCATCCTTTTGGTCCTGGGTCAAAAGAACCTCATATTCACATGCTTTACGATAGGAGACATCGTAATACTTGATAATAGCCTGAATTACATCACTCTTGTCTTTCTTGGCCCATCCGCTGAACCGCTTTCGCTTACGGACAGCCAATCTGTAGTAATCGTACTGCATTCTTTTGTCTAGGAATGGGTACTTGTTCATTTCGTTGGCATAGGCCACGGTATCCATGAAATAAGAGAGAGACTTGTTAACTATAAAAGGAACATAATCCCGACCATCTTGATCGAGAATATCTTCCTTAGTATAGTTGATGGATTCTAGAACCTTCCCTAGATTCATTTGTTGATACCCTTAAACTCGCAGTTCATCATGATTTCCACCATCATAGCTGTGAGATTGATCTCTTGATCAGCTACGAAAGCAGACTTGTATTGATACTCAGCAATGATGGTAATTGCTTGCGGAATGCTGCTTGGGACTAGCATCTCCTGTAGATTGTCGTAGATCTTACGGAAGATATCCGTGCTATTATCCAGATTCTTCACAATCCATTCACGAACAGACTTGAAGTTCTTTTGTGCCATGAAACCGATCAGCTTGGCAACATCAACATCCTTGACCTCAGATAGAATTCCGATGTCGATCTTTCCAGACACAGAATACCTCTGAAGTTCATTGATGATTCGCCTGAAGTCCGGGAAATGCTTGATTACGAGTTGTCTAACTGCATTGTCATTGTATTCAATATTTTCAGCAGTTAGAATTTTGCAAACTCGCTTGTACATTTCAAGACCGAGCGTGGAGTTTTCCCCTGATTGAATATTGAAGTTGATCTCTGTGCAGCGAGAGTGAAGAGGTTCAATGATTCGATACTTCCAGTTACAGGTCATGATGAATCGACAGTTGGCTGCAAATTCCTCAATGGCCCCGCGCAAAGCAGGCTGAATGCTCTGGGCATTGGAGTAATCGAACTCATCCAGAATCACTACCTTCTTGGCATTGGTTAATGATACAGTGCTAGCAAAGCCACGAATCTTTGTTCGCAGAGTATCGATATTTCCATCTTCTGAGCAGTTGATAAGAATATAATCGCAGCCTAGATCATTGCAGAGAGCCTTGGCAACGGTAGTCTTACCGCACCCAGGCTTACCGACAAACATCATGTTCTGCAATTCACCACCCTTAATCATTTCGCTAAAGGTGGCTTTTAGTTCCTTTGGAAGAACACAATCGGATAGCGTCTGGGGTCGATACTTCTCGACCCACAGGTACTGGTCAGTTGTCATGATTAGCTCCCGCTATTGCTGCTAGATTCCAGAGCGATCCAATAAGTAAGATTTAGATTCTTTGAAGTAAACTTGCTGATGACCTTGCTTCCAATTTGGACATCGTAAGAACCTGGGATCATCTTGAGGTTTTCCATCTTTAGACGGAACTCAAAATCATCATCGAAATCGGCATCAAGGCAGTCTTCGGTGCTCCCAAGACTAATTGAGTAGGTATTTGTGGTGCTGTCCTTGACATCACAGACCTTGGCAAACACTTCCCCGTCCTCAGAATAGATTGACATATCAGCGACCTGAAGGACTCCAGAAGCCTTCTGAAGCTCGTTCAGCTTCTTGTCCGAGAGGCCGAACTCCAGGACTACGGAAGGCATCGTAAGGGCCTTTGGTGGGTTGCTGGTGATCAGCTTTGGCTCACAGTAGAAGTACTTGACCGAAGATCCGGTATCGTTCGAAATTTCAAGATACTTATCGTGGAACTCCAGTTCCGGGTTTTCAAATAGCGACAGAATACCTAGGAACTGGGATAGATCCCAGATACCGAATTCCTGGTCAAATGTCTCCTCTACCGTGGCTTCAGCCACGATATTCTTGTATGAAGACATTGTAGCAAGCTTGTTTCCGGGACGAATCAGCAGATTGCTGTTGATCGTTGAGAAGTTCTTCAGGATCTGAAGAGTGGGCTTGCTGAGAGTTAGTTTGGATGTAGTTTTCATAATATAAAATTCGCCTTTCGATCAGGTATTGTCCTGCAAATAGTCGTAAAAGTCAAGGCTCCCGTCACGCAAATCATGCATTAATTTCTTCGTGGTGTGACGCAAATCACGAAGTTTTTTCTTTCTAAAGAATCTTGCGAGTTTTCTGGCCCGAATGATTTTCCAAAGTGGATGTTTTTTCATAAGATACCTACCCAAGAATACGAGTTGCCGTCGTAGATATACTCATACAACATACCATTCGTTGTATTGAGCCATCTTTGACCAACAACTGGTTCGTAAGGGGCAGATTCTCCTGTATAAACTCCAGCAGAGTTCAAGAGTTTCCAACCCCTTGTTTCGCCATGCTCCGGGGAGAAGCCGCTTATTTCAGCAGAAGCGTAATAATACTTACCTTCTCGCTCAACAATATCCCCTTCGCCGTATACCTTGAGTGTACCGTCTGGGTTTGAAATTTTAAATTTTCCAATAAAATTCAAACTCATTAGTTTTGTACCAGTTTGCTAAAATTATTTTTCTTTTCTAGAGTAACCGTATTCTTGAACTTATCATGTAGTTGATCTGTCTTGTGGCTGATTACAAAGACATTACACCCCTTCTTCAGGCCGTTGAGCAACTTCATAAGTTCATCGGTTCCGATAGAATCCAGCGAAGAATCAAATACTTCGTCAAGGATGAGTAGGTTGCAGTGAAGACTGTTCTTCATTCTTGCAACTTCTCGCCATGCTAGGAGTAGAGAAATGTCGATTCTCATCTTTTCTCCTTCACTGAAACTCAAATACGAAAATTCGTCACGATGCCTGCTTTCAATCTTTTCGTTAAATTCACCGTCAAGATTGAACTTCACAAAGAATCCCATGTTACTGAGATTCTTATTCACTAACTTATTTATAATCGGAAGATAGTGATTTATAATCTTTCCCTTGATTCCACTATCTTTCAAGAGATCTACTACAAGTTCGTGGTCATTTTGCTGTTTTTCGAGAGAGATCAAAGCAGTTTCTTTTATTTTTTTCTCAATTTTAACAGATTCTAACTGTTCTTTTGTAGAAGCTATCTGATCTTCGTTGACCGAATGCTTATCAGCCTCATATCCTGCCTTTACCTTTTCTAGACTAGCTACTTCTCGTTCAAGTGACTTGACCTCTCTAACAAGCTCTTTGATTCGTTCTTGGACTTCTTTGCTCTTGGTTAGAATATCGTTATGCCAAGCTATTGAATTAATAATCTCTTCTGCATTGATTCCTAGTTTGGTTAGTCTATTCTTCTTGGTTGAAACAATAGAACATTTATGGGATTCTTCAATGGCTTGCTTACAAGTTGGGCAAGTCTCATTATTATTAAAGAATTCTAGTTCTTCATTTATGGTATTGATACTAACAGTAAGATCGGCTTTTTTTTCTCTTAAGAGAGCCAAATCTTCGTCTGTAATCTTAAATTGTTCTAGCTTTTTGCCTTCTTGAAGGATCTCTTTATTTAAAAGCTTAATCTTTCTTTTAGATCCATCAATCTCTTCAGTCGCCTCTTTGATTTTATTATCCAACACCTCAAGGCTCTTCTCCATATTGGACTGTAAATTTTTGAGATTAGTTTCATACAGTTTTATCTTTTCGTCTATAACTCTTTGGTCAAGCTTATTAATCTTAATGCTTTCCCTTATCTGTGAAAGCTTGCCCTTTAGGATCAAGTTCATTGACGAGAAGACATCAATATCTAGGATTGTTTCAATAACCTGGCGGCGATCAGCTGGGGGTAATTCCATGAAAGGAACGAACGAAGACTTACCAAGAATGATGACTTGCATGAAAGTCTTTCTGTTCATCTTGAGTATCTGATTCTCAAGCATGTCTTGGTAATCTTTGGTCTTGGCTGCTTGCTCTATCATCTCCCCGTTCTTATAGATCTCAAAGACCTTCGGGGCAAGACCGCGCCGAATCATGTACTCGGTTTTGTTAATCTCAAACTCTAGTTCAACAAGGCACTTGCCTTTGTTTACGCTATTTACAAGTTGCGGTATGTTAATGTTTCTAAAAGGATTGCCGAAGAGGGCAAATGTAATTGCATCAAGAAACGCAAACGACTTACCGTTTCCGTTTGATCCGCTGACAAGCGTACTCTGACTCTTCTGAAAATCAATCTCAGAAAAAGTGTTTCCGAATGAGCCAAAATTCTTGAATTTAATCTTTTTGAAGTTAATCATCTATGGTAAGGGATTCTTGATAAAGATCTTTAATGATGTTCTTGATATCGTCCTTGTTCGTGATCTCAGATAGATCGTCTATCTCTTTGCAGATCATCGTTATTGTATCCATATTCATATCAATATCAATAGACGAATAATTCATTTCAATTTCTTCATCCACCACAGTTACATCATATGGCTTGGCTTCGTTTAGCTTTGTCATGAACTTTTCGTAAAAGACTGGCTTGTTTCTTCTCTGAACAATCAGTCTTACATACTTATCCTTGAAACTCGGAAAGTCAAGTTTCTCAAGATCTTCTGGAAGAGAATCATCATAAACGATTCTATGAAATAGCTCTTCTGTATTCTGTACAAATTCTAGATCTCTGGTCTTTGTGTCAAAGATATGAAATCCTTTTCGCTCGTTGACATCAGTGAATCCCATTTGATACTGAGTGCCAAGATATTCAATGTTCTTATGTCTTGATTTTAAGTGGAAATGTCCCGACATAACAGTTTCAAACTTATTGAACATTTCTCTCTGAAGTCCGCTGTCGTGATATACTCCACGAAGAACTTCAAATCCAACGATCTCAAAGTGGCCTAATAGTATATGAGCCTTTGTGTTCTTTATAAATTCAACACAGGCATCCATATTATCTTCGCACATCCAAGGAACAGCACCGACAGAAACATCTGGATAGATAAGTTCCTTTGGCTCATTCACCACTTCAATATGAAAATACTTTTCTAGAAGTTCCTGTGGAGAATTTGTCTTATTCGTATTTCTGAAATAGGTGTCATGATTGCCAATGATAATCTTCATTGACATGCCCATCTTTTCCATAGGCTCAATGACCCTAGTACGAACTTGATTCAGCGTATTAAAATTAACATACTTACGACGATCAAAGAAATCACCAAGATGAATGATCTCTTCTATATTATTCTTCTGACAATACGGGAAAAATTGCCTTTCAAAGAACTGAATAAAATGTTCTAATAGAACTGGAGAATCGTTCTTTGCGCCGAAATGTGTATCGTTAATTATTGCAATTTTCATTTGCGATTTTTTAGTTTCTTTTTCTTCTTTTTATCGTCAGTAAAACGATTTACATCGTTTTCCGTAAGATTAAAAATTTCTCTGAAACTGGCTGAACTATCTTTTGCAAAATAATTTTCTTTGAACCATCGATGAAATTTTTCATCGGCATTGTCTTCCATTATCTTATACTTGATATAAGACTGCTTCTTTTCCTTTTCTATGCGTCTTAGAAAGGCAAAGTATATGATTTGGGTAAAATAAGAAAAGGGATTTTTTGATTTTTCTGGATCAAAATTATGAGCATACATCAAACAATTTTCTACCCCATCACCCACCATCTCTTCCCTATAGGGGTAATTCATAAAATTTGGTCTATAAGAAAGATGCTCTGCTATCTTTAAAAAAGATTCTGCTATGTAATTTGAAACTGGAGGCTTTTTTCTTCCAGATTCTTCGGCTGTATTATATTTTTTTTTCCATTTTATCATCTCAGCCAAAAATTCTTTATTATCCACATAGTGGGATGTTTCTTCCTCTTCTTCTACTATGGGTATTAAATCTGGCTCTATTATGTCATCAGATTCTTCTATTTTTTTCTTTTTTCTCATTGCCAAATAATATCATAATTCCAGAAAAAATCAATTGACAAAATTGGGGTTTATCGATACACTTCGCTGTGTAGGCGATCAACAAGGGAATTTATAACTAATTAGTTACTCTTTAGTATCATCAGATATATCATCGATATACTTACGAGGGTCATCAGGGAAGTCTTCTAAATTAATTCCCTTTCTCTTCATCTTTTCTTTTTCTTTTTCTGATATAAATTCCATCTCGGGAATAAGTTCTTCCATTTCATCATCTTCTTCTGGAAGACCCATAAACGCATCAAAATCTAAAAGACCATTTTCTAAAAGTTCTTCAAAGAGATTTGGTGGTATAGAGAAGAACATTCCAACAGTATTTGCAGAATTTCCAAAAGGAAATGGCATTGTTGGTAGTTTAGAAGGAGTATCTTTTGATTTTTCTATGTCTTGCCCAGGTTCTCCACCCATCAAATCCTTAAGCATTTGATTTAAAGTATCTTCATCAGAAAGAATCTCATCAATTTGCTTTTGAGCTTCTTCTACTGCTTTTTTTGTTTTATCTTCTTTACGGATACTATTTTGATATAGAGTAACTGTGCTATCGCTTGGTTTTAGAATAGTAGCAATATGATCTTTTGGAATATCTACTTCTTCTGCTTCAGTAAATTCTAACCAATTTCTTAAAACTGTAATTTCTCTTGTAACTCCAAATGTATCATAAGTCATATGAGACTTAATAACCATTGGGCGAAGAACATGAATCATAGATTCATTCTCTCCAGCTAGCAGACATAACACTTCTTCCCCACTTCTCAGCTTGAGTAATCTGCAAGTAGTTTCCATATGACTATTTATCTCCTCAAAGATCTATAGGAACCAAATTAAAAGAAAAAGATTCGCTCTCGTAAATTTTTATTCGCTCAAGAAAATGATTGAATGCATGATTTCGATATTTCTTGTGTCTCAAATCATCAACCAAATCAAAGACCATTACACGATCTTTTGTTTCCGACATTCTTAAACCACGACCGATAGATTGAAGAACACGCACAACTGATTTTGACGGATGAAGAAATACAATGTTGTGAATGTTCTTGATATTTATGCCAGTGCTGCAAGTTCCATAAGAAGCAACAAGAATAGAATTTTCTGACTTATCCACAATCTTACGAATCTCTTCTCTATCTTCAGCATCAGTCATTCCAGAAATAAAGTAACACTTCTTATCTGTGCAAGTTTTTTGTATTGATTCGAAGAATGGAAGACCATGCTTCTGAACTTGCGAGAATAGAACTAAAGTATTTCCTTTGAGAGAAGCGCAAAGTTTTTCTGCAACTTTATTTCTTCTCTCATGTGATATAATGTAATCTATTTCTTCTTGATATGTTTTCTTCTTCATGCTATCGCATTCTTCTTTTGCGTACTTCAATTGAATGCAATTGATATCAAGATTAGAAAGCACTTTATTATCGATTAGATCTTTTGTGCTTGTAACACGAATCGGTGGGCCAAATAGTCCTTCAAGAACTAGTTTATGTACCTGGATATTATCAAGCGTTCCTGTAGTCCCAATGCGAACATGACAGTTTCTGAGCTTATTCATTAGGCGAACAAGCGACTTAGCCTTGAATAGATGACATTCATCGCCAATAACAGCATCATATTCGGCAAAGAATTTTTCTGGAAGATCATAAACACTTTGCCATGTGGATATTGCTATGGGCTTTGTAGTTTCCTTGTCTTTACCAGCATAGATGATATGAATGTTCTTATCTGCATTCCAGTCTTTGCCAGAGTATTCAATAAAGTCTGAACGCATCTGGTGAACTAGACTTGTGGTAGGAACAAGGACAAGAATCTTCTTATTCTTGCTTAGAAGATATCTTAGTATCGTGTAGATGATAAGAGACTTGCCGCTACCAGTTGGAGATATTAGTAGGCTACGCTTATGATCAAGAGCCATCTCCACCGCCCTCTGCTGATAGTCTCTGAGCTTGATTTGGCCAGAATCTGAGTATAGAGGTAGAGCATCAATAAAAGACTTATAATCTTCAAAAAATTCTTCCTTAAAGTTTTCAAACTTGCAATCATAATGTCTGTCAAGACAAAACTGAACAATTTTGTTTCTTAGACCAGTATAGATCTTGCGAGTGAAGTAATTGAATAGGCGAATTTGACCATCCCATATTCTACGCTTGAATGCTGGGGAATATTGCGAATTAGGAACTTTGAATGTGAAGTAATCGGATAGCTCTTTTGCTACTGAATTTTCGCAATGAACTTTGATGAATGTACCATCTATTTTTTCTATTTTTACTTCTTCATTGGCCATGACTGAACTTGATCCACTCAATCGCTGAACGAATATTCCATTGTCTATTTGCGACTATCTTTACTACTCCGTCCAAGTAACTGACTAATTCTTTCTTTTCTGTGATCTGACGCTCAAGTTTGATAACATCATCATCTGCGTCAATAAACTTATCAACATCTGTTTTCAGAATATTTAGGTCAAATGGCTCCCACTTAAATTGGTCTAGCTCCTCTTTAGAGAGCTTTCCTGTATAATAGAGCCACTTGTACTTCTTCATCACGCGAAGGGTTCTCTCGTCCTCTGCAAGGGCTTCCTTGTGCTTCTTAAGGAAGAGTAGATACTTGTTATGGATCTGTGGAGTGTTTACAGATTCAATGGCAAGTTCTGTGGAATCTATCTTGAGATCTTCTTGTACTTGTTGTTTTAATTCATCAAAATTCATAATTTAAGTATACACAATAGTAAATAAAATCAACTAGTTATATTGCCTGGATCTGGTTCAAATCTGTAATAAGTATAGGAAAAAGTTGCAGTCGCTATTTGCGGCTGATAAGAAGCAGCTGTAGATGTAAATCTAAGGCCAGAAAGAGCTATAGGAAAAATTTCTTGAAATATAACCTTCAAGTTATCTTTATATGTTCCTTTTGTGATGTGAAGAGTAGCAGTTGTCATCCATCTAGAAAATGGTAATGAGTTATTTGTACAATCACTATCAATATTTCCCAAATGACGCATCCATTTATAAATTTCTAACCAATTATTCATAGTTTCATCAACCAAAAAAGAAATTTGAAGATTGTCGAATTTATATGCGCCTATTGGTCTTTTTATGGGGATACCAAGAGTTGTTGGCTGATCTTGATCGGCCATAGTAAGATTTGGTAAAGCCACTTCTTGAACATTGTAAATAATATTTGGAATTCTTGCCAATTCAAAATGAAAGAAATTCTGACCAAGATTGGAAATATTATTACCAGGCATATACTATGTAGAAAAGAAAACGGGAGCCATTTCTGGCTCCCGTCCCCGAAGTCTTAGATACTACTACTTATCAGTTGGTGTTGCCGTGGAGGTTGGTAACACGGAAGATACGGTAGTACTGGTTGGTATTTCCTGTCATTGCTTCTCCGTCTGGAGTTCCACCAGCGTTGAGAACGAACGGATTGGCGACCATGCCGTAGCGGGTCTTGAAGCCGATCTTGGGCTGGAAGGTATCAGGATCGACTGCACGGACCATCTGGAGTGGGACATAGGGGCAGTAGAAGAGGCCAGCGTCGTATGGGCTTGCACCACGGTAGCCGACGCAAACGAAATCTACACCAGACTGGACATAAGGATCGATATAAACGCGCATCTTGCCATTGAGTACGCCAGCAAAGGTATTGCCAGTGTCATCAATTTCAAGCTGGTTGTTTAGAGCGGGGCTGATGTTTAGCCATCCACCCATTGCTAGAGCTGAAGCAACATCTGACGAGCAGATGATGAAGTTGCCCTTGCCACGACGAGTTTCCTTGGCGATCTGGTTGGCTTCGCGTTCGATCTGGAACATGAGGCCACGGAAGCGTTCAGCTGACCAACGACCGTCTGAGTCGGTTAGGAGGTCATACACGCCACCACCGAAGGTGGTTGACGATAGATCACTCTGCTTTGCGCCGAGCTTGGAAACATGGTAGATGCCACGAACGACTTCGCGGTTGATTTCAGCAAGGATTTCCGTGCTGAGAATGTTGGCGAGTTCGGTTTCAGCATCAAGTCCGTGAACAGCCTTGAGGTCCTGAGCAAGTTCAGTGGTGTAATCGGCCTTTAGAGCGCGAGTCTTAGCCTGAACAGCAACCTTGTCGATAGTAAAGGCCATTTCACCGAACTGCTTTCCACCAGCACTTCCGAGTGATTCAGCATCACCAACTAGCATACCCTTGAAGTTATCTCCATAGAAGCTTGAAGTTGTTGTGCTAGCACCTCTTGTTGCACCAGTAGTACCGCCGAATAGAGTTAGACCGTAATCAGCAGAACCGCCGAAGTAAGATGGATAAAGAGTACCACCAGCAGTACCACCTGATCCACCGAACGGGACAAAGGGTTCTTGATACATTGCTTCTTTGCGTTCTGAAGCAATACCTGGATCGTACTTGGGACGCATTGCAAAGATGAGTCCGGTTGGAGCGGTCATGGGCTGAACGCCGCAGATGTCGTAAGCAATGAGGTTTGGCATTGCGCGACGAACGAGGCTGATTAGGATTGGGTCATAACCAGCGATTGAGGTTGAAGCTGGGCTAGCAACATTGCTGATGACTCCACCGAGGGTGGTGTCTTCGGTTAGTCTCTGAGCACGCATGGCCTGCTCTTGGTTCTCAAGAAGAACAGCAGTTACCTTGGTCTTGTAAGTATCTTCGATGGAAGGAAGAGCATCATGCTTGAGCACTGGCTCCCACTTCTCAGTTAAAATGTCGTATGGTGTTGTATCGTCAAAATTCATTTGTATCTCCTAGTAATTTTATTTATAATCCTTATTTCTTTAAGTGTCTACTCAAGGCTCTGCTATAGACATTCATGACACCTTCTGTAAGTGTTTCAGGCTCACTTGAGGTATCAAGAATATCTAAAACGCGGGGTTGTTGTCTAAAGGAAGATGCTTGAATTGCTGGCTGCTGAGGAGCTGCAAAATAGCTTTCCTTTAGAATTTGTAATTTGTTACGGAATTGCTCTGGATTTTCGTAGTCAAGACCTTCAGCAAGTGAAGCAAGCTTCTCAACCTGAGTTGCGGCTAAACCGTGTGTTTCCTGAGCAAAGATATTAATTGCGTGTGATTCAAGCAAGTTCTTACGAAGTTTAACATTTTCATTGATGGCTTTGTTAAGCTCATTGTTGCTTTCTTCAATCTGAGTGTATAGTTCGTCAAGAACATCGTACTTCTCATCAGGAACATCGATGAAATTGCTTTCAAAGAGTTTCTTTAGACCAAAGATGAAGTTTTCAGCGAGTTCGATCTTGATGCCGCGCTCAACCTGAAGCTTGTTCTGATCAACCCATTCTTCTACAACATAGGTTAGATAATCATCAACCTTTTCAGTTAGTTCTGAAACGGTTGTCTGAAGAGCATTGCTGTATTCGACCTGATAGTGTTCAGATAGTTGAGTGCCGATTTCACGGGCCTTCTCATTGACGGCAGCAACAAAGATTGTCTTTGCCTTCTCAACGAAATCTTCAGATAGATTTAGATTGGCAAATAGAGCTGCTAAATGTTCCTTTAGTGCTTCCTCTGCGCCTTCTTCTTCCTCTTCTTCTCCTTGTTGAGCAGCTGGCATAGCACCAGGCATTCCAGCAGCTGGAATCTTTGGTGTTGCGATTGTGCTCATATTGATTTGAGCTAATCCTTCAGCTGGAGGATAAGCAGTTCCTAATACGAAGCTCTTTCCTTCTGCATCGAAAGAACCTTTTCCTTCAAAATCATGTTCAATTTGTGTACCTTGTGGCATATAGTTTTCTCCGTTTGTATTTATAAATTATTGTTCAGCAGCTCCAATGCCTTTTAAGTAATTGGAGATGTTTGCTCTTCTTAATTGAGCATTTCCGATAGAGGCAATTGTTCCTAAAGTTGGAACCATTATTGGTTTTAATAAAGCACTTAAAGATGCTTTTTTGATTTCAGATCCAATATTACCTAAAATTCCTTTAGGTCTTTCTTTTTTTTCTCCTCCCGTGGCAGCACCAGCCAAAGCACCAGTTACAGCTGCCGCACCAGCATTCTCATGTAGAGGATTTGGAAGTCCTGCTGCTTTTATGGCTTGTGCATGATGCATATCAGCATTATCAGGATCATTTATCGCATTTTCTAAATGTGCTCTAACGATTGGATTATTTCCAGAATGATATTCTGAATGTTGTGGATTGAGAACTTTATCACTTAATGCTTTAATAGTAGCATCGTGCTGACTTCTCTTTACTCCCGAAACTCTTGCTTGTTCTTGTCTGCCTGCTTCTATCTGTGCTTGTTGATTTTTATAAGCAGATCCTCGTCTAAGAGCCATATTAGCAAGACCAAGAATAGGATTACTTTCTGGATTATTTAATTGTGTTGGCATTTGAAATCCAAAAAGCCCCTCATTCAAGACTTGGCTTGATACTAGGTTTAATTGTCTTTCTTGTTTTGCCGATAATTTCTTCATTTAATTTTTCTTAAGAAATCTGCAAAAAGTTTTATAGATTCTGCCTGTAGTTTTCTTGAAGGAGTTTTCTTTAAGGAATTGTGATATTCAGCAATCTGTTGTTCCTTGAGAATACCGTTGTCCCAGATCCATTCTCTACCTTCCATGATTCCATTTACGAAAGCATTTGGGGCTGAAGGATCAGCAACAATATCGATAGCGGCAAGCATGAAGTCTTCTTTGACAACATTGACCCCGCCTCTCTTCTCTAGTGAACCCATTCCACGGGTTGAAACTCCGAGCTTAACACCTTCATTCATTAGATTTTTTACAATCTGTCCGCATGGAGTGTCAAGAATCTTAGCCTTCCCATAGAAATCATTGTTGTTTTCGTATAGCCAAGTTACCTTGTGAGATACGCGATCTAGATTAACTGAAGGTCCAGTTGGGTGATTTAGTTCACCGAGAGCACGGTTCTTGTTCACATATTCTGTGACATAACGCTGTGCTTCTTTAACAAGAATTGGCTTTGGATAAACTCTGCCATTTTTGTTTTTGGTTTCAGCCTGCATGAAAACGCCTTCGATGAAATGTTGTTTTTCACCATTAGCGTTTTCTGTCAGGTATGCTACTTCTTCAATTGTTTCGGTGATTAGTTTCATTTATTATCCGTTATATGATAGACGAACATCAAATCCTGTAGGGGTCTGTGCTGGAGCTTGCATATTCATTCTGGGGGCTTCCTCTTCGCCCTCTTCTTCTTCACCTTCTTCTTCGCCTTCTTCTTCGCCTTCTTCCTCTTCGCCTTCGGACATAGCTTTTCCTATGGCCTTTCTGCGGTTTGTAAGATATTTGTCACTTTCATCGGAATCGCCGTCGTTATCAACATCTTCGTCTTCTTCCCCAACAGGGTCCATTGCCTCATTAAAAGTTGTCTTGGCAACGCGGACATACTCTTCAGCAAGTCTTTGACCGAGTTTTATGGTCAAATCTTCTGAAATTAAGTTTTTTGCAGCTACTGCATTTTCATCAAGGATTGATAGAATGATCTTTTTTGCTTTCATAGTGTTTTCCCTTTCTATTTAGAATTTTTTAATATTATGCTTGTTCTGGTTGTTCGCCCATAGCCTGTTGCATTTGCATTTGTTCCATTTCGGCCTGTCTTTGTTTTGCAATATCAATCTGCATTTCTGCGTCAATTTGATTGATTTCTTCTTCAGTTTGCTTCAAAATATTCTTTCTGATATAGGCAGAAGAATAATATTTACCGATCATGGGTTCCATAGCAGCAGCTAATTCCATTCTTGCAGATAGAATTTCAGCATCTTTCATATCGTTAAAATATGAATCACGGGTGAAAGAGAAGTTTATATGAGGACTAATAACATCCCAGTCCTCTTCTGTTATTATGCCCTTCAAAATTAATTGAATTCTTATAAGCTGAAGGAACATAGTTGAGAACTTATAACGCAATCTTTCAATAAATTTATAGAACTTGACCTCATCTCGCGTGATATCAGCCGATCTTCCGAGATTGAATCCGTTTTCCCCTACAAGTCTTGAGGGAGGAATATTCAAAGCGTAGTAGAGCTTTTTCTTAAAATATTCAACATCGGTCAATTCACCGAGATTCTGTCCCCCGTCTAGGGTAGAAATTTCAGTTCCTCTACCACCTTCGCGGCGAGGTAGCCAGTAATCTTCAATCATGGCCATCTGATTTCTATCGTCCTTTATTTCCCCCGTAGTCTGGTTGTAAATGAGCTTATTACGATACTTGTTCATAAGCTCACGGACATACTGTTCAGCCTTTTGCTTTGGTAGATTGCCGACATCGATATAGAAAATACGACGCTCTGGGGCGCGAGAAATGCGATATACGACTATCGCATCTTCGATCTGTCTAAGCATGTTTAGAGGTCTAATGGCCTTGTGAAGGTAACCAATGACTCTCTTGGTGTTCATATCCACCATTCCAGAATGCACAAAGCAGATTGAATCTGGGGATATCTTCAAACCAGATGTTGGCGTAGCAATAACTGAGTTTTTATCTGTATTTGTATAAAGATAATATTCCTCAATATCCTGGATTAGAGATAAACTAGCCCCATCCTGTTTTGCATTTTTTGTCTTTAATTTTCTAACTTTTTTTATCTTGGTGGCATCAAGAGGAATCAATTGCTTGATTCCTTCACCAGGACTATTTGTATTGATAGTAATATAGTAAAATAATTTAGAATCAATATACCATCTTCTAAAAATTTCATATCCTTTATCATTAAAATCTAATAATTTTAAGATATTATCGAATTCGTAGTATATTTTGCTCTTGATATTATCTGAAAAATCAATTTTTGATAAATCAAGCTTTATTGGCTTTCTATCAAATCCCATTACTATTGATTCATTAGTAATTTCGTCAATTGCAGTATCACACTCTGGAAAAAGTGCCATTGCTCTATACTGAGCAATTAAAGCATTGTCGTTCTTCTGAGAACCCATGAAGTCAACGAATGTTCCGTAGACTCCTGCTCCTTCAGTTACATAAGCACCATCAAATTCTTCAGGTGTAGTAAAGTTTTGTAATGGAAGAATGTCTTCCTTATTTTTTTTACTTATCTGAAAACCAAATAGATTAAAGGCCATTTATTTCTCCAATTTTAAATACCATTCACTTCATAATAATCAAACGCAAATGTAGCATTAAAAGTTACATACTCATCGTTCAACGACATATTTAGGTCGATTGGTCCAATCATAAATGGCCAGCAACCAGATAATGTAATACTTTTTAATACAGTAGAGCAATCCAGATCTAATTGTTCTACTATCCAACCATCTCGTTTATAACTTACAGGATTTATTTGGGTTCCTGTGTTTAATTCGTGATTGTTTATAGAACTGCTCCAAGCATGTAGCTTGGACCAAAGAGGATTTGAATTTTGCTCATTATCATCCAAAACAACAACATTCCAGTTTGTTCCGCCGGGTTGAGAACCGTAGATACGATCTCCAGGAACTAAAAGTTTTCTACCTCTATGATCAAAAACATTTGTTAATGTAGCTGCTTGAGGCAAGCTGGCAGCACTAACCAAAAATTCATTCCATTCTCCGTTTGGAAATCTACCAGAAAGCCTAAAGCGATTTTTTCTAGTGCCACCAAAGAAACTATTTTTAAAATCATTTATTGATTGTGCCATTTTAGACTCCAGTATAGAAATCGTAATTCATTCTAACAGCAAAGGTGTTAAATGTGTTTTCTTTCATGTTGAATTGAACTGGAGCAACTAGAGCAGGCCAACACCCCTTTAGTAACATAGTTTTAATTACACTACCATTTAAATTTAAATGCTGCACTCTCCAATCCTTTTTCAAAGTATTGAAAGAGTCGTTTGAAGCAGTATGAGTATTATTTTTATGATCGTTTATCGATTTTTGCCATTGATGAAAAGACTTCCACAAATTTACATTTGCTCCAGTATCATCCAATACGATTATTTCCCAAGGATCATATTGCCTATCACCAGCAAAATTAATTTCTCTCCCTCTCCAAGGAATTGTTACCATTCCAAGGTTTGATGCGGGTAAATTTGCGGTTAAGATATGAAAAGTCGTTGTCGCGTTTACTGATCCTGCTGGCCATGTCCCAGTAATCAAAAAGCGATTGCGTCTAGTTCCGCCTTTAAAATTTGAGATAAACTGCGATAAAGTTGTTGCCATATATTATGTAGTAAAGCTCAATTCGACAAAATTTATACTTTGTGATGGCTTAATATACACATCTACATTCAGTTTTCTATTTAAAACATCAGTTTGGCTATTATTAGATCCATCGCAAACTATTCTATACTCGTCAATTCCTTGATTTGCTACTATTGGTTGCAAGAAACTTTCAATCCTAAATTTTGTACTATTTCTAAGTCCCTCATCGTTTATTTCAAATAAAGCTGAATTTAGAATAGTTTTTACGCCAAAGCTAATATATGAAATTAAATTGCCATAAGATATAGATGTTTTTATTGGTGTTGCGCTTTGAGTTATGCCACAAAAATCACTTAATAAGAAATATTCATTCACATTTGCTTGGTTTGGTACATTGAGAAATGTATTTAACCCTCTTGAATACACAATACCCAATGCACTGGTAGATGAGCCAGATAGATCAGATGGCGTATATGGAAGAATTTCTTCCGATGATGGTGCATTTTCGGCAGTAGTAAAATTTTGATTTAGTATTTTTCCTCTTTCAAAACCAGCTGGAGAATACCAAGGATATTGAGTGAAGGATCTAGACATTGCTCCTGCGGCATCTGAAACTAAAGAAATCGGAACATAATATAAAGTCCCAAATTCACCAGTTACATCATCGCGGCTATAGTATCTTTGAATTAATTTTACTCCAGTAGAACAAAATACAAATGGTTTAAAATCTTCACTTACCGTTTGCAACCCAGAAATTCTATTATAATCCGTATATTGAAGAGCAAAAGCTATATTTCTATTAGTAATATATTCGCTTTCTATAAAAATAGGACCGCAACTAGGGCATGGATAATTTACTGTAGAATTAAAAATTACAGGAATTTTTGCTTCTATTAAAACATCAATTTGAGTAGATACTAATGATTGAAATCGTGGATCGTAAATTATAAATTTTACAGAATTTTCGTTAAGAGATAATTTTAAGTTTGCTAATTTAGTTGCGGCATCGCCCGACATATCTACAAGAATAAGATTATAATTGTAATGAAGAGCGTCTATGATAAAATTAATATAAAAATCTAGTTGTCTTGCTGTACTGCCTAAACCTATATTAGATGATATTTTAGAAATTAAATCTTCAAAATTGGCAAATCCAAGACTAGAAAAATTTCCATTTTTTACTAAATCTGTAAATGCATTTATATCAGTTATTTTTTTATATTTTTCAGTTATTCTTAAAAAAGAAAAAAACGCATTATAATCATAGATGAGCAAAGCAACATCTATGTCCTTTTTTGCTTCTATAGTTTTAAGCTGAAAAACTACTGACATTACGATTGATTAACTGTAAATCTGAATGTGATGCTATTTACTGAGAAGTTGGGCTTGAAAGACAAATCTACTACGAATTGTCTTGCTCCAACCACAGCAGCATTATTGTTTGATTCGTCGCAAACTACGGAATATGAAGAAATTCCTCTACCGGATTTAATGAATTCCATTATCGCAGTTGCCCCAGTAACAAATCTTGCTCTAGTTTCAGAATCATTGATTTCAAACAATACGGAATCAAGTAATGGTCTAAATGATCTCTTGATGTAGGTAATCAAGCGAGAGATGCCAACTTGTTTCTTATTGACATCTGTGGTTTCTGCTGTTTTATCGCCCAAGAGATAGATCCCCTCAGAACCGAAAAGACTATTGAATGAATTTATATTTTGGTTGTCTATTAAATTTGTAACATCGGTATCATTTAGTGTTGGGGTGAGAGCAATAATACTATTTACTTTTCCTCTATTGATTCCTGCTGGAGCAAACCAAGGATAAGAAACCGAATCAGTTCTGGCAAAACAACCAGCAGCATCAGATGTCATTAGAATGTCTATGGGGGCAGTTTCGCCGCCATAAATTCTATTTCTAGATTTTCTACCAACTACTGAATAGAAAAGATCTTCATAAAGAGTCACGCCATTGATTCCAGGAAGTGCATTAAAGGCCAATGCTGAGAAATTAGATGGATAAGATCCAGCAGATCCAGAATAATACTCATAAGAAGAACCTATAATACCAACACAATCTTGTCTTAGGGTTATTAAATTAATTACATCCCCGAATTTTGTATTGTTTTCACAGAAAACAGAATCAATATTTAAATCGTTTCTATTGAGCTGCGTTGCCCCAGTTGCGGCTATAAGGATTCCGCCGTATTCAAGATAATTTAATGCTGCATGTAATTCTCTATCAGTAGTTACTCCACCAGTAAATCCTCTTCCAGATCCGGCAAAGCCAGAAGAAGTTCCGGCCAAAACAGATGAATCAAATTCTGAAAGCAATTCTTGAGAATTGTTATAAATTTTATATGATGGGACGGGATTATCTCCTTCTACTAATTTATTATAGAATGAAGCACCACACATAAAGGCAGAAATGTGAGCAGAAGCTTGTTCTGCTGCGGCAATTGTGATATTTGTTGCGTTTTCGTTTATATTAATCTGTGGCATGTATTATTCCTCGGTGAACCAAAGCGCATTATCCTCACGAATGGCATTTTCTGGCATTTCTGGACCCATAAAAAATGTCGTATTCTCCTCGTCTTCTTCAGCTTTATGTATGATTTTTTTCCGTTGTAGTTCAATGATCTCCTCAAAGTAGCCTTGGCGGGTTAGCCATCCAAAAAGAACAAGACACATAACCAAATCGTCCGTATAACCATCATCGGCGCAAAATGTCTGGTGTTTCGAAACAAATGTCATCAATTCTTGAATGATATCAAAATCTCTGACCAAGAGCCTATCTTGCTCAATTAAATTTTTTAAAACCGCACAACCCAGTTTTTTGACCGCAGAGCTGGTTCTTACGCCTCTTTGTTTTGTTCCGCGACCGAATCCCAAGGTTACTTTTTGTCCTGCGCGTCCCATCATCTGAGTCTGAATGATATTTTCATACTCATAATCTTCATGCATGGCATCGGCAATCTGACCGCCGATATCGTTTACTTCAATCAGTAAGTGTGCGTTATTATATTTTATTGCCAGGTTGTAAAGTTCTGGTGGAACATCAAATGGAGATATAAGATTATTTCTATACCTCGCCACAACCTTATGAGGTTTTTCGGTGGAATCAACCACCACCATAGCCGTATAGTCTCTACCCTGACCTCTGGCGACATCGACCATGATGAAGTATGCATGGCCCTCAACTGGCTCGTCGTAGATATAAAGACCTCCTGGCTCCTTTGCCAGAGGTTTATCAAACTGAAGCAAATTTAGTTTGCTGGCACTAATCAGGGTATTTGACGAACCAAGGAACGAACATTCGAATTCCTGATCAAACTGCTGTTCGCTGGTCTGGGCAATCATCTGCTGCTTCCACTGCTCGTCACGCAGAGGCCCACCAGCGTACTTAGGAACCTGTCTCCAGGATACCTCTATTGGTATGTACTCGTTCTTGCCCTCCTCGCCCTGCTTCCTTGTAGCCCCCTTCCAGAAGGAATAGAACATGTTGAGTCCGTTTGGGGTGGATACCATGAATACCTTCGTTGTTTGACCGGAGGTAATTGTAGGGTAAACTGAACTGAAGAACTCTTCTGCTATGTTTTGAGAGACATGGGCAAATTCGTCCAAGAAGATGAGGTTGAATGATCCACCACGAACTGCCGATGAGGATGTGGCCGATGCCATGACCTTTGAGCCATTCTCAAGCTGAATGGATGTCTTGTTCCATTCGATGATGCCCTGCTGAAGCCATTTGGGAAGATACTCATAGGCCAGACGAAGACGGCCAAGAATTTCTCTAGCCGTATTCATCTTGTTGGCCAGAATACCGACGCTCATGCTCTGGTTGAAAAGAATATAGTGAAGAATGAACGCAACAATCGTTGTGCTCTTACCAGACTGACGCGGCAGCTTGGCAATAATATAACGATTGTCATGCATCTTGTTAATCATATCCTCTTGGTAATCATATAACTCAAAAGGAACAAGACCTTTATCAAGAGATACTACCTTGACATATTTCTTAATAAAGTAAATTGGGTCTTGGGAGCAACGAACATATTCCCGAATTTGTTCTTCGGTGAAGTCAATCTTTACTCCAGATTCTTTTAGATTTGGATTACCTAAGTAACCCTTAAATTTCCTTGACATCCTCTACCACCTTCGCATCAATCATTTCTATAGATTTATTCTTACTTCTTTCAGGGTTGATTAGATCCTGTAGATCACTAGTGGAGCCTATGAAGAATGAATTATTGTTTGTTGTTTTTATAGTGGTCTTATTTGCTTCGTTCTTTATCTTTTCAAGATCTATTAGATCTTTATTAATCTCAGACATTGTTTTCAGCATTTGAGTTACCACTTCGTATGCTCTGGGAGAATCGCCTTCAGTTGCAACTTTCATAATCCCTTCAAGAGCAAGCTTTGACTTCTCAATAATGTCGTACATATTGCGCTTGGCAAATTCAAAGTCCTTGTCTGGAGTTTGCTCAAGTACAATTTCTTTAGATTTTTTTGCTTCTTCAATATTAAAAAATTTATCAAGATTTTCCATAAATTAACCTAAACATAGTTGATTTGCTACTTGTGTTATTGTAAATGTTCTAGATCCGACACTTGCACCATTTGTAATTCTTAAAGTATAAACAAATGTTCCAGAAACATTAATACCACAGGCATTTAAATCTGTTACAATTGCACTGATTATTGCGGTATATTGGCCACTAGAAACTGAAGTTACACTATTTGCAACTGTTGTTGTGTATATTATATTTGAATCAGAATCCAAAACTTGTATAGTAGTATTTGGATTTGCGTATGATGGTGCGCTCCATGTCATTCTAGATTGAAGCAAGGCATTAGATCCAGGTATTTTATAACTAGCAGTTAATGCAGGATTGACTGTTAATGTTATTGGACAAATTGCAACGCCATCGACATAATTTACAATAAAAGAAACACTATCGGTCAATGCTCCATTTTCGACCTTGAATGTCCAAGCACTTAAATCGTTATAAACTGCACCACATGTACTTAGATCATTTGCTATTGCAAGAACAATATCGTCTATATCTTCAAATACCAATCTTTCTACGCCAGCATTTACAACCTTAGAATAGATCAAATTGTCTTCATCATCGAAAATTTTAGCAGCCGTAGTAGCTCCTAAAACATTACTTTCATCCCAGAACAATTGTGTTGTTAATAGACTGTTTTGACTTGGCACTGAGTAATTCAGCAACGGCAAACCTGTATTAATCAACAAGCTTCTAACAGGCTCACACACTCCAGTACCATTAAAGCTATTGATTTTAAATGTCTTCGAATCACTGAGTTGACCGTTTTGAACAATCAGAGTGTAGGTTCTAAGACCAGTTACTACAGTACCGCAAGCGTTTAAATAATTCGCAATACTTTCAAGAACATCATTATACATCGCAGTTGTTAATGATTGTCTTCCTGCTTCTGTTGCTCCGGAATATAAAACTTCAGAATCATCGTTCAATACCAATACTGTTGTTGTTGAATTTGGAACATTTTCTTCTGTCCATATAAGATTACTAAACAAAACTTCTGTATCTGCTGGATAGTTATAATTAAATGCAGGGAGACTTGAATTTATAGTCAATGAGGTTACTGGAGGAACATAGTCTTCAGTCAACAAGTCAGCAATTCTTAGAGATGTGCTTGTTGGTGGATTGCCAGACTTTATTTCCCCAAAAACATAGCTGCTGGCAACAAAAACCATAGTGCCGACGAGTATTCTTCTATTGTTGGTTAAAGCCCCTTCATAATCATCAAGAATTCTGAAATCTCTATAATTAATAGGAACATTTATATCATTATATAATTCGTTGAAATTAATTCTTATATTGAATTCGGGATTGAAATATGGCAAAATTTGTTCTGCCATCTGAAGAATTTCTTCCATGCTTCTTGAATAAAAATAAACACGAAACTCTATATCAACTGGAGTTTCAGCAAATGATTTATAAGAAAGCCCAGAATTATCCATTCCCGTAGCTACTCTTAACTTATTTCTTTTTCTATTACGATCATATGCTACAGTATTCATCTCAAAACTCAAATATGGTAAATTGATTTGAGTTTTTACTTTATCTGTAATTGAAGAATTTGATTCCAATCTTCTTAGAAATTTTTCCTTTGAAGCAAAAGTAATTGGTACTTTTATGTTTTCTTCTACTCCAGTCGTATCATTTTTTCTTGTTACATAAATTTGGTCAAACAATGAACCAAAGGCAACTACCAGTTTTCTAATAGATTGGTTGTTAAATGTATTGAACATTAGTAATTGCCCTCTGAGAACGGATCAGTTTGATTAAAATTAATTATAGGAGTATCGTACTTGCTTCCAGAGCCAGTAAATCCTCTTTGATAATCTAGAGGAGGATTTTCCCCATCCGCATCTCCTAGTATTGGATTTATCAAACCATAATTTCCCGTATTGTCTGTTGATAGCAGTCCGAATGTTGCTCCGGTATTTACTCTGGTTATTACGGTTGGATATCCGAATGTAACTCCGTCTAATGCCATTATCTCCAACTCAAGATTATCCTCATTGAGAGTAGAATCAAGTAGTCTGAAATATGCAGTAGTTCCAGCTAGGCTACCAGTAACATACAATTTTTCTCCCAGCGTGAGATTTCTATATGCATTCTGGAATCCAGCTGTATTGATGTTTGCCAAGAAGACATATGTACTTTGTTTGACATCTTCCACGGTATCCATTTCGCTGTTGCCAGTATTGAACTCTTCGGCAGAATAGGTGAAAGTTTCGCAGAATAAACTATAAACATATAGTTTGTCCAACTGGTAGAATGGAGTTTCATGTTCTACAAAGTTGACTTCAAACATTGTTTTTGAGAGGGGAAAATAAATTATATCACCCTCTCTTGGGCGAACGATAGTGGAATTATGCGTAGTTACTTCGTTCGTAAATCTTTTTCTACTTACTACTAAATTCACTCTATCTTTTACTTCAAGACCAAATTTTGTAATTACATCTGTACCATCATAACCAGTAATAGAGGCAAGATACATTTCAATTGGATATGCCTTTGTAAATTTATTGAGCTGATCTTCTCCAAAAAGTCTATCAAGATTTACAAATTCTCTTGGAATGTACCAAACATTCTGGCCCATCATTTTGATAATTTCAATAATGATATCTTCAGAAACATTCTGTTCGCTTGATTGAAATTTGAAATAAGGATTACGAGCCATTTTATCCCGTCATCATATCTGGAGGAAGTTCATAAGCAGAGATAATTTGATCTTCAAGGATAGCTACTTCTCTTTCAGCTTCTGCTAAAATAGTACCTCCTCTTAGAGCAACACCACCCGGTAAAGCAATACCATCAAATTTTGATAAATTTTGTCCCCATTGCTTCTTTACAAGAGCAGTAAAATATTTCTTTAACATTCTATCATTAAAAATTTCTGTGTAAACATCAGGATTTAAATTTACATAAGCTTCAACAGTGATATATGTTCCCGCTGAAACTGCCGTCCAATCCATTTCAATGTAGATTTTATTTGTAACTTTATTAAAACGAACGGTTCTTTCTGGATCGAACATCATTTCAATAAGGCGAATATATCTTTTTGTTATATCAAAATTTGCAATTGGTGAAGAATTAACAAAACCTAAATTGGTATTAATGCCGTAAACATCGTTTAATGCTAATTGATAGCGAACATCAAACAAATAATTACTTGTTAAAGTTCCAAAAGGAAGAATCCTTATTACTGATAAAATATCGTATCCTGTGGGACTACCCGAACTTGAACCTACAATTGGTCCTAAGTTATTTGTATCGATATACTTGTTTGTAATATCCTGAGCAGTAAGCTGGTAAGTAAAAAATGCCCTCTCAACCCCATCAAAATGGCGTTCTGAGAAGAATTGTAGAGCATCATCAAGCCTATCCTGGGCTTGTTGATAATCTACATTTATTTCTACAACCGGAGCACCTAGCTGCCGGAAAGCGTATTGAATTATCGATTCTCTGGAGTTTGGTTGTGCCATTTAGAGTATTTATGCACAGCCATTACTTCGGAGTCTCCTTATTCTTCTCTACGGTCTGAAGAGCATCAATCACATCTGCAACTTCTTTTGGTGTTTCTGGAGAAGTTACTTCTACCTTTTGAACTTCCATGAAGTTCATGTTCTCGACATAATGTTTTCTGCTTTGTGGCTCATTTGCTTCATGTGGCTGACTTGGAGTATAGTTTGAGAATCCAGGCATTCCGATAGGACAATTTACCTTTGGATAATCAAGTTTACTATATTCCTGGTCGCTGCCGTTGAGCCATGTGGCCTTTCTATCTCCACAGCCACAGGCTCCACAAAAGAACTTTCCGTCTGTCTCTGATTTTTTTAGATGGCTACACGGAGGCAATTCTCCTCCCTGTCCTTCATTACCAAAGCAACTTAATACTCTAAGTTGCTTTACGGTCTTATCGACCTTCTTATCTTTAAATCCACGCGATGCCATAGCCATGGCATAGCCTTGGATCATACTAACGGACTTTTTAATTTTTGATTGTTCTAGTGGTGAGTCTGAAAATTTCTTCTTATTTGCACAATTACAAGGTTTCTTTTCACTCATATAATTCCTCAGATTGTTGTACCATTAATATATTTGATAGTCAAAGTAGATCCAACAGCATTAAAACTCAAAATTCTATTGAAGGTGTCGTTGTTAAATCCTGAAGCTCCTGTGATCTGAGCAGCAGAGAAACTGATTTGATATCTATCCGCTCCACAAATGCTTGTGTTTGGAGCACCGCTTGAATTGTCGCTAAGTGACGAATCATCAGTGCATGTAATATAATCTATCCCAAAAGAAAGTCCAGCGTAATATTCTACGCTTGCTGTGGGGCTAATTCTTACAGTTTTATCTGTATTGTTGTAAACCCAGTCCTTCACGCCAGAGGGTAGTGTAGCTAGATACCAACCTTCTCTGAAGGATATAGTGATACCGTTAGAGCTATTGAAGGTATAGCCGACCAATGGAAGGGCTGTACCGCCTTGTGGGTGGCTCTTGGGGAATAGGGGAGTAGAACCATCCCAGGCTGGACCTTTGGCTGTAGTGCCTGCCAAATGGCTAGTCCATTCATGAATCATATTCATGTTTAGACTATTCTGAAGGAACAAAATTTCTTGCAGTTCGTTTAGTTCAGATGCCTGTAGTTTGCTACCAGCCTTGAACGCCACCATAGAATGGTTTTTCTTGGTGGTAGAATCAACACTTCCGCCCCATGTTCTGCTTGAATAGGGGTAATTAGTTAATGGAAATTGATCGTCAAAGGGGTATGCGGCCATGTTAGATATTGAATATTAGGTTAAATGTATTTTCCGACTGAATAAGTGTATCTGTTGTGAACAATACGGTACAATCACTCATATTTATACTAGGTCCAGTAATTGATGTTACTGTAAAACTAGAGGTGACTCCACCGCTAAATTGTACGGTGTATGAACCACCAGTACCAATTGCGTAAGCATCATAGGAAGAAATTTCAACAGACCCGGAAGTACTACCAGCAAAAACACCGAATCCTAGATTGAAACTAGAGGTTGGTTTTCCTGGAACAAATGCTCTTGATCCGCTGCCTATGGTCTTTGTTGCAGATGTTTTATTTGTTAAGTAATTTACATCAATTGGATCGCTAAAGTCTGCAACGAAATCTCCTGGAGTAACAGAATCGATACCTCCCGAAATAGAGGTAATAATTGCCGAGGCACTTGCCTTTATAGGAGCCTTTGAATAACTTCTAGCACCGTCAGATTGAATTCTGTATCCGCTGGAATTCTTTAGACCCGTTACCAAGAAAGCCGACTCAAAAGAATACGAGGCTGGAGTATTAAACAGCGTATTGATTTCCGCTTCTGAAAGTTCTACTGCTACAGATATTTGCGTAGTTCGCAACAAATCATAAATTTTAAGGTAAGATTCGTTTGAAATCGGAGCAAGATTGAACTGAATCGAAGCTAAACAACTTGAGGGATCGGTCGGTGCTCCCTGAGAGCCAAGAGAAGCAATACTAAGATTTCCAGTTACGAGAGATGGTGCTTCAACATAAGTACAATTACTTGATGTTAATTGGTTTGTTAGATAAACTCCAATAACTTTATATCGATTGATACCACCAACAAATTCTGTTTTCAAATAAGCTTTGCATGATCCTATAGTACCATCAGTGTCTAGATTTATTTCAGGATCTTCTATATCAGAATAATATGTAACATCACTTCTATCGTTAAACATTACGCTTAGAATACAACCAGATGGAATAGCAGTAAGAATATCTGTATTTTGTCTATAAACATTACCAGCCGTATAACCTCCAGATCCTCCAGCATTGAACAAGGCAAGAGGAGTAACAGTAGAATAAGTAGCTCCGCATGGAGTGCAACCGGAGGGACCAGAAATATTAAAGAATCCGCCGTATTCGGTGGAGGTTACGGAAGGTAAAAATACCCCTTCAAAGTCTAATTGGCTGGCTAAATATCCGCAAGTCCAGCGATTAGGAACTTTGTAAGATGCTACGATATCACCAGCATTATATGTCTTTCCTGTTACTGGTTCTATCCAGGATTCAGTGGCATATAGGCAGCAAGTACCAAAGGTAAGTCCAGTTGATCCTCCACCTGTTGGACCAGTAGCATCTAGAGTAGAACCTCTAAAATCAACTAAAGATTCAATACCAGTTACTTTGATATAATTTGAAGATATTGGAGCTGGATCATAGTTTACTTTTACCCAGCTATACCCATCTCCCATGTTAATTACAGTACCATTCGAACCGCTTGGTGCAAATTTGCTCGGTGCAGAATTATTTCTAGTAGAGAGTTTATTGTAATTTGTATCACCAACGCACAAATATAGCTCTTTTGTGGTCGAATTGAAGCAAAGGCTATTTGTTATAGTTGGATCTGTATAGTCAAAAACTTTAAATGTTTTTGCTGCAACCCAGTCGTTTCGGGTAAAAACAGCAGATACATTGTCTAAGGTGACTCGTTTTATAAAGCTAGCTGAATTAGCGACATCCTTCGAAACTCTGCTGCTCTTATCGGCATATCCAACTTCAACTACGCCAAAGCCAGCATAGTAATCCCAATACAAAGAATCAGTCAAAAAATTACTTACAGCTTCTGAATATCTGTTGGACGAGTCATTTGGCATACTTTATTTATAGTACCAAAGTGCTAGGTGAATATCTCTCAGCAGCGTTAATAAAAGTTACAGAACTCTTCTGGCCCTTGATAAGATCAAATCTAATTCCAAGAGGTTTCATTAGAGAAATGAAATCGTCTTGGTATTTCTCAGGAATATAAGCAGTTAGAATAATTGCAAATTCCTGTCTATTTCTGCCTTCTGTTAAATAATCGGTGTTTAGAGTACCTTGATTCAATACCATTGTATCATTAACACCGAAAGTGATGCTATAATCATCAAGAATCGAATCAAAGAATGTCTGGATAAAATATTTAAACGAATCTTGATTTCCTTTATTTACTATAAATCTTTTCTTGTTAGAAATCAAGAATTCTCTAAGTTCTTTATCGTAATCTTCTCCAAAATCATCGAAATCGAAGTCTGCAAATAACGACTTATAAGTTTCTTTGATGGAGGCAAAATTTGTGTAAAAGACATTTTGAATGTCTTCATAGTTTGGATATAAGTCAAGTCCACTAGTAGAAAAAACCCAATCATAATACCGCTGAATTAATTCTATAATTTTGATATCAGAATCAGTTTTTGATTCTTTTACTAGCCACGAAGGAAATTGGTGTTCTACTGAATAGAAAAATTTTCTATCAGTTGAGGCAATTGTTGCTAGATCATATTGGGAATTTAATACCCCCAAAGCATATTCACAACCCGCATCGACATTATATTGGGTGATATTGGCTGTGGCCCCAAGATTTGGATTTGTGAAAAAGAAAATCATGTTACGGTTAATGTATCTACTTCATATTCTACGGCCATATTATTTTGTGGAACTATGGATGTAGCATTTGCTGTAATTGAAATTGTGAATGTAGAGCTAGGATCTACACTATCATAGAACAATATGTGTCCTGTAGTAGGATTAAAGACACCCACCTTAGAATTAACCAGAGTACCATTCGATAGATAAGCAGCAATATACTTGTATCCATTCAATTCAGGAACATTAGTACTAGTGTTGTTAAATTTTACCTGACTTGTAGAAAGATTTGTGGTTACAAGAGTGGTGCTAAAACTGCTTATAGCATGATAAAAACGAATATTTCTTGAGACATCAAGATCTATTACTTTATCGAATACGAAACTGATATTGCTATCTGTAATTGATAGACCAGGATCATAATCAGTAACTAAAGTTATAAGGTCTGATTTTGAAATCGCATGATTAAACTCATTGTCCCCATAAGAATTATTAATTTCTACAATCAATTCGGATCTTAATTGAGATGCAGTTTTATTAGTTTTTCTTGAATCGTATGTTATAGCTAGTGTAAGTTTCCCAGTAAAATCATCGCTTTCAAGATATTCAATCCCAAGACCAACTATAGATTTAGCAGATAATTTAGTAGTCAATGAAGTAACTTGAGAAGAACTCGCACCAAGACCAATTATTGAGTAATAAATTTTTCCATACACTCCGTTATAGTCCTGACCATCAAAAACTGCTATCTGGTTGCCTATAGTTGTTTCGTCAGGAACATATCCAGACGCAGCAATGGCTGCTTCATAATCGCTTTTTGTCACCAACGATGAGTAGCCATAGTAGCGAGGACCAAGATATTTTAAATAATTAATATCTGGAGAATCAAATCCGCCAGAAGAAGTGGTAGAAGATACGGTTGCAGCAGGAATTGCTAGAGCATTATTTGACGAAAACTGAGAGATGGAATCAAATATAACTCCATTTCCCTGTTGGCCCGATGCCACGACATAAGAAATCGTTACAGCATCAGTGCTGATTATGGATTTGCCTATGCTATTCACATCTTCAGATTGAAGATTTTTACCAAATTTAACACAGTAATAATCTCCTTTCTTGATCATGAAGAATATCTGAGAGTCTTCTGTTGTTCCCACAATAGGCTCATTTGTATAATTAGTCCAATAAATTCCATTTACTGAAATTAAAACTGTTCTAATATCAACATTTTTGTCTGGTATTTGATATTCTTGATTATCCAAATCAACGCTAATTGTGGATTCTTTTATTAATTTTGTTCCAGCATAAAATTCAAATGTGCTGGAAGTATCAATTGTAGTTCTTGGACCGATATAGTAAAAGTTAATAAGATTGTTGTTACTGTTTCTAGCTCTCATGCTAGCAAATCGATCTATTTGGGCAAGATTAGAATTTGTTTTCGTGAATGTTACTAAAGCCAAAGAAGATTTTTTTGTGGGTGGAGTAAAACCTGTAACCTGTAATAATTTAGATACAGATTCTACATTTTTGGCACTTGAAATGAAAGACTCATTGTTTAAAATGTGAAGATAATGTAACCAAATGAGTGTATTATAGGTAAATAGCCCATTGACCATATCAATGGCTGTATTTGGACTATCAAGATCGAACTGCTTACCAACATCAGTTGATTTCAAATAGGTAACAAGATTTGCCTTTAGAGTGTCGTAATCTAAATCAACTAGGTTAATTGGCTGGGTCATGGAAATATTTAGGGTTTAAAAACTTAATGTTATTTTTGGACTATAAACTTATAAGTAGATGAAATTAAGGTATTTGCGTCTTCATCTGAGACTGTATATGTTGCAATAACATTCAAATTTTTATTGAATACATTTGATTTGTCTAAAGAAAATTCTATACTTTTGATGCCCTTAGCTTTATATGCGACTATAGAATTAAGATCTGCAAGAATTACAAATTCTTTCATGGTATTCTTGTTAAATTTTAATTCATCTATAGAAAAGGGAGTAGAAACAAATCTACCATCTCCCTGTTTGGCCAAACAAATTATCTTAATTTGTTGATTCGTAAATGCAGTTTTTGCTATTTTTGCGATATCATTTTTTGAATCGGTTTTAAAATATATGCTTAAATCTTTTAAACTCATCTCTGAATCCTCTCTAATGAATCTGTATCTGAATATGTAACATCCTCAAATACATCACCTTCGACTGCGCTACCAAATCTAGACAATGTTAAAACCATTTCATGGTGTCTATCTTTGAAAATATTGTGTTTAATGGACAATACTAACCATCTACCATTTAATTTTCCATAGTTGGTTTGATATTCAGGGTTTGCTTGGTCGTATAGAGTCACTACATCTCCCGGAGCAACATTAAATGATCCAGCCACTTTTATATCTACCTTTATTGCATTCATCAGAGACAATAAAGCTTTTCGGTATAAAGGACTTACAGGATCTGTATTCCAAAATGTTGAATTCTTAAAAGCAACATTCAATAATTTATCAAATTCTTTTCCAGATTTTGGGCAATCACAAGAATATGGGGCATTAGGATCTATCAATAAACAGCCCAGATATTCTCCACCTAACTGCGTTTGTATCTCATTACATAATTTTATATCCTGAAATGCTTCTTGTAAGCAGCATTCTGTTGGTTCACATTCAGATGGTCTTAATGTAATTCCAGTATAGCCTTGAAAAAATCTTTGTTCGCATTCCTGAATAGTTCTTGGAGATCCATGAAAAATAGCTTCTGGATTTGCACAGGTATAGTCCCGGCCTTCCATAAAGATTTCATTTGCATCTCTATATTGGCTAGTTCTGGTTATAATTGTCTGTAATAATTTTAGATCTAGCATTCTATACAAGGCCCTTCTTTATCATTCTGTGCGTCAAAGAGATATAGGTAAGGAGTTCTCTTGAGTAAATCAGGACAGAAAGTAAGACCGCGAATGCTATGCATTTCTATCTGGTACATCTTTACTATATGTCCATGAGAAGCCACTGTACATGCATCGTCTTTTGTTGGATGATTTCCTACTGCCTGATTTATAGTTCCTAGAGGATAACCATCAGCTATTAGATTTGTTCCTGGACCAGCGTACTTTTTATTCTCATTTTCAAAATTCATTATCTCATTGATATTGAAAGCTTCAAATCCCTGAGTGAATCCTCCAGATCTACCCCACTCGTAACTAACAACCTTGAATCCTGGATGAGATTCTGTGTATTCGTATTCTGCCCCCTCAAAGCCAAAGGTCTGACCAGTGCAAGTTGTTTCACAAGCTTCACAGATATCAGCACCAGCAATTGAATCTACCGGAGCACATGTAGAACCATTTAATGTGACTCCAGCAATTCTTATAGGAATAAATTCAATTTCTTGCCAAGAATACCTATACGCTTTTGCTCTGGTATTAGGTTCAGTTTGGCCTTCTCCCTTTATAGCCGATGCTCCAGTAATCAATGCCCAGAAAGAATTATTAGAATCTAAACAGCAAACAACATATTTGAAAATATTCCATTTTTCTTTAATTCGTCTAAGAGCCAAGTATGTTGCTCTTTTTTGTGCTGCTGTCTTTTTAATATCGATATAAATTTTTGCTACATTTTTGTCTGACGGTGTTTGGCCACCTAACGGATCTGTTATGATTTCTCCTACTTTAGGATTAAATTCATCTATATCGAACATGGTTTGCCACATTAACTGTGTCTGTCTGTGGCCCATCAACTCTTCTGCTGTTACTCCTTGTTCAGTATAAAAAGTATAGCTTGGCTCATATACGCTATTATTGTAGAATGAATTATCAAAATAACCAAACTTACCATCATCATAAAAGCGTTTGGTATAAGTAGCCATAGTTGCACCTACAGCAGGATCATAAAATTCTAAATTTACTTGATCATATTTTATTAACTTTTCTACATCTCCAGGCTCAAATGGATTTTGATTTGAAGGTGAAGTTTCATATATTTTATAAATTTCTTCTGGAAAATGTTCTTCTATTTTATAGAGAATATTAGATTTGGTTATACCAACTCCATAATCTGAATAGCTAAAAAATGGATTTGAAAGATTTGGCGCAACTCTTTCATAGTAAGAAGAGAACGCTCCAGAGTTTTCCAATTCCATCATCGATAAAGCAGGGTGGAATCTAACGCTGTCTATTTTCTGGCGACCTTCACTTAAAGCTGTATCTAAGCTATCTCTGGCCTGAATTACATAATTCATTTTAGATTCTGCTTTGATCATATCGCCCAAGGACATGAAATTAGTAGATGTTAGATCTTTCCAAAAGAAAAAATCTGCTCTAACTTTATCTTCTTCTTTTTTAGAATTCGCGTTTTCTGCCAAATAATTTAATAGTGGTAGTACTTTACTATGATCTACTACTCTACCGCTTGGATATGTCATTGGTCTTGGTTTTAGCCAAGCGTAATTTTCTGTACTTGAAAGATTATATTCTTCATCTATAAAATATCTTTCGAATAGTTCTTTTATCCAACTATCCCCGTCAAATTCTCCTTCGGCAGAACTTTTGCAAATTTCTTTAATATCCTCTTCAAATTTAAATGGCAATCTTTCATTAAAAAAGTAAGATTCATGAATAAATTTTAATATTACTAATCTTGGCTGTGTTCTATCGGCATAATCGGTTGCTCTTGCTGCTTGATAAACATGATAATATGGTAAATCTACCATATTTCCAAATCTATCTGTTATATTAATTTTAATTACATCTTTACCAGTAAAATTAAAATCACCGATCATGTCTCCAGGATCTCTTAATATAAGAGTTCCAGAAGGAATAGTTCCAAAAATACTTTCATCAAAAGTAAGCTGCTCCAAATAACCATTGCTTTGATTATTATTTACAACTACCCATTCTTTATTGGTTCTAGCATGAGTAATTGTTATACTATTAATACTTAGTAGATTAGCTACTGCCATTTACATTATCCTCAATAAGCTGAACAACACTCTCTTTAGGCACATTAATTATATTTGTGTTGTTGATCAATTTTTCCTTTTCGTTTACTGTAACATAACCACCAGTCGGTGTTCCTGTCAAGTAATATAGATTCACATCTGAATCTGTAATAACAATATTATTTTCATTTATAAACTCTACAGGAGAATCTGAATAATTTTGAGTTCCATAAATTAATATTGAGTTTGTTTGTTGCCATTGGCCGTTTATTTTTTTGAATACTGGTAAATTGCCAGTACCTAAAGTGCCAACCATCAATGCTTTGATCTTTTTAATCTCTACATCCTGATCTATGACATAAGCAAAATTAGTTGTTATGTCAAATCCAGCACTAAAGCCAGAAGTTGGTGTTCCAATAAGATCTCCAAACCCAAGAGTTGCACTGAAATTTCCAAATATTGCAGTAAATTTTTCTAGACTATCCTCTATCTTTTTTGTTGGCGGTGGAAATTGTTCAAAGGGGTTTATAATGTCTGAAGTATAAATTGGAGCAAAATAATAAGCAGGATCTTTGAATAATTCAATGGAAAGTTTATCCAGCAATAAATTATTGTCTATTCTTTTTCCATATAGATCAGAATTGTATTCGGCTAAATCATATTCTGAACCAAAATCCTTTACAGATCCGGTTGTACCATTAAAATTATAAGAAATTGTATTAAATTTTCCAAAAATCATGGTGGAATTATTCGAGAAATTTCAGATTTGCTATAAACAGCACCTTTGTAGGATGTTCCTGTTTCAAACTCTTTGAAAATTAAAGTCAGGGATGTTGCCATTGGAGCACCATCTTGGAAGAATCTAGATGTGTCTTCATCACCAAAAGGAATTTTATTAATTTCTACAGTAGCCAAAACACAAACTAAAGGATCGCCAAGCCATAGAGTAGTTAATTGGGCGGGATTGCCTTGGCCAACGACTTGTAGTCTCCACAAGAACGGAGGAAGGACTCTTTCTGGTACATTCGTGGCTAAAGGATAGGAAGCAGTCCTAAAAGCCTCACATATATTCCCAATGGCAGTTGATTCGTTGAAGGTTTTTGGAACCATCAAATATTTCAACCTAAATTCTCTTCTTGCCTCGGAAGAAAGAGACATTTCAGTAATGTTTGAAAACATTTGCTGAGTTGTCGTTGAATTCATATTTTCAGCTATAACTGCTACAGGGTCTGCAAATGCTCTTTTCAATAATGCCGATGCCGAACCAGCATTGGCTTCTCCTGCCGCACTTAACATGGGGCCAACCGGATTTGGACCTTCATTAAACCCGTGCTGTGTGGATATGTTTATGCCAAGGGGCAGAGGAAGAAGGATGTAGTCCAATCTTCTTTGTGAGATAGCTGTTCTGGTTCTATCAGCCGCCAATACGCTGTATTCAGCGGCCTCAAAAAGGACACCGTAAGGTATTTCTGCAACATCTTCTAGTGGAAATTGAAATGGCATTTTTGGTTCATACTATATATTCTATGCCGTACAAAACAAAATTTGTACCATCTAACAAAGATAAGTATGTCGGTAATTGTGAAAAAATACTATGCAAATCTTTATGGGAACGGAAACTTTGCAAGTATTTTGATAACACCGACAGCGTTATAAAATGGTGTTATGAGTGTATCAAAGTACCTTATATTTCGCCTGTAGATAAAAAGAAGCATCATTACTTTCCAGATTTTTTAGTCATGCTAAAAGATAAAAATAATAGTGTCAAGACTATGATGGTGGAAGTAAAACCGGAAAAACAAACCAAGCAGCCTACCAACCCCAAAAGAAAATCTTATAAAAATGAAGTGGTTACTTTCGTAATAAATGAAGCAAAATGGACTGCGGCAAAATCTGTTTGCGAAAACAACGAATGGGAATTTAAACTCTTAACAGAAAAGAACCTCTTCAAATGAATTCAATAGAAGATATCAAAAGAATTATTAATCAGGCTGGCGGTTTACAGAGAACAAATCGATTTAATGTAAATCTATATTCGCCTACAGAATCAACAAATAGCATTCCTGCACAAAAAGTAGTTTTTGGTGGAAGAGAAATACAGGCAATTTCTGATAAACTTCCTGGTCCAGGATTAGGTAGATTAATTCCAATAAACATCGGATATGGTGGTAGAGATCCATCTTTGCAAATAACCTTTCCAGTAGAACAAGACTGGAAAACATATAAGATGATTGAGCTTTGGATGAATACTTTAGCAAACGATGGTAGCAATCCTGCATTTTTCTACGGATTTAGCTTTGCTCGTCCATATGCATTGTATGCTAAAAATGGTGGAGCAGAAGTACAATGTTTAGATACAAACGGTTCGATTAAAGCTACATTTAGATTTAGAGAAGTGTATCCTATAAGAATAATCCCCATAGAAATGGATGCATCTATCTCCAATTCATTTTTAACTTATGATGTTATTTTTAACTTTAGATCTTATCATGTTTATTGAAAAATTATTATGAAAAATTTAACTAGAAATTTACCAAAATATTCGTGTATTCGTCCAAGCACCGGAAAAGAAACAAAGTTTCGCCCCTTCCTAGTATCAGACGAAAAAACTCTACTGCTTATAAAGCAGGAGCAGAATCCTAGAATGATAATTCAAAATGTCGTTGAATTATTATCTTCTTGCTTTGATGATCTTGATGTAGATTCAATGACATTACAGGATGTTGAATTCTTGTTCTGTAATTTAAGAAGTAAGTCTGTTGGAGAATTGGTTAAAACTAATTTTACCTGTCCAGTGACTTCTGAAAAAATTAAAACTGATTTGGATCTTTCACAGCTAAATGCATCAAAATCAAATACAACTTTTGAGCTAGCATTGGATACTAATTACAAAATAATATTCAAAGAGCCGAATCTAAGAAAAATATTTTCAGTGGAAGGGAACTTTGATATTGATCATCTAATTAAATCTTGTATTGATAAAGTATGTAAAGATGATGTTGTTTACGAGTTTTCTGATTTATCAAATCAAGAAATGTGTGAAATTTTAAAGAACTTTACTACCAAAGAATATGAACAAGTAAAAACCTTTGTAGTTAATTTACCAAAAACATTTGCTGTTGTGTCATACACAACAAATGATGGTGTAGCAAGAAAAATGAGATTGGATGGGGTACTCAATTTTTTTACATTTGCATGAATCATATTGACTTGATGATTTTTTATAAAATTTCTTATTTCTTAGCATCAAGCAATGTACTAAGTGTGACGGAAGTAGAAAATTGTATTCCTTGGGAAAGAGAAATATATTTTAATCAACACAAGAGTAAACTAGAAGAGGAAAAATCTAAGAATGGCTGAAACAGATATTTTATCCTTTCCGAGCGAAATACCAACACCAAATTCTGGTTCAAATTCTTTATTTGATTTCGGCAATACTCCCAATCTTAATATGGGAAATTATTCTGGAATGATACCAGAAAATAATACTCTTGGTCAGTTTAATTTTGATACTGGTTCCAATATGTTCCCGGAAGAAATGCCAGTTTATGATCCGGGACTAGAACCTGACGGACAAATGCCATTCTCACCAACAGAACCTGGATTAGGAGAACAGATGTTCCCCGGTGATATGATGCCTGCGGACATTCCTCCTATGTTCGAACCCACAATGCCAGGATTGGGTGAGCAAATGTTTCCTGAAGATATTCCACAAGAAATGGAAAACGAAATTCCATTTGAAATGCAGGATACATCAGAAATTCAACAGAATGAATATGAAAGAGATACACTACTGAATCTTCTTGAATCGGCTCAGGGCCTTGATCAAGATACAAGAAATGTAGTTCAACAGAAAATTCAATCTTTAAATACAGAAATACAGCAGCAAAAACAAAGAGTTGATATGTTAATGTCCAGAAAAGGTGCTGTTGTAAATCCTGGATTTTCCTCTACTATGAATCCACAAAGAGTAGTAAATGCTTCTTCTGGCTATGAAGAAGATTTAAGAGAGTTTTTTATGGAAATAAAAAACCCTCCGGTGTGGAGGGTTTTAGGCTGAGGAAGGTATTAGTCTTCCTTGGCTAGTCGCTTGAAGTACTCAAGCGCATCTTCGTCCTCGTCAGGCTTGGGGGCCTTACGAGCAGGAGCAGCCTCAACTTCGTCCTCATCTTCCGCTCTCTTTGCGGCAGGGGCAACGCTGCGAATGTCGCCACCGAGAACATCATTGAGCTTCTTCTTGAGTTCGTCATACGACTTGAACTCAGTCGGAGCAACAAAGTCCTGAAGCTTGTAAAGAGTCTTCCAGAGCTTTTCTAGCTTCTCATCATCACCCTTATAGAGTTCGCTAGGACCGTCAAACTCAGACTTGTCGTAGTTGGTGTAACCAGCAACCTTACGGATCTTTAGCTTGAAGTTAGCACCCTTCCAGAAGTCGAATGGATTGATGGCTTCCTCATCCTTGAACTGAGGCTGCATGGCCTCCTGGACCTTCTGGAAGATCTTGGTCCCGTACTTGAAGAGGAACACCTTGCCTTCGTTCTGGGGGTTGGATGGGTCGCTAACGACGAGAATATTGCTGATGTAGGTCAGCTTACGCTTACGGGTACGAGCAAGATCCTTATCCTTCTCGACTCCGCTATTCCAGAGTTCACTGTTGGCTTCGCAGATCGGACACTTCTGACCGATGGTGGTTGGGCAGTTATCGATCAGCCAGCCACCCTTGCCCTGAAAGCCGTGTGAGTAAACCTTGGCCCACGGAACATCTTCGCCTTCACAGGCAGGCAGGAAACGAATGACGGCATAGCCATTGCCAGCCTTATCAACTTCCGGTCGCCAGAACCGATCATCCTTGTAATCGGCAGTCTTGTTTAGGTCTTCGATCTTCTTGGTTAGATCTTCAATGCTTGACTTCGAACGCTTCTTAAAATCGCTAAATGACATATAGTCTCCTTATATTAACCCAAGGAACTCCCTTGGCCGATGGTGTAGTATACCAAAGATTGGTGTTTAGTCAAAAAGGAAGTTTGGCCTTTTTGGGTAATAGATGCAGATCTCTACCCTCTTCGACTAGTTTTTCGATTATTGGTTTTGTAAGTAATTTTGCGGCTCCTTCTGGTTCAATCTCATAATCTCCGCAAAATTTTAAAATTGCATCCATATATGTGCAATTTGTTTTTGAAACATGTTCTATTATTAGTCGTGAAAATTCGTTTTTGAAAGTTGGTTCTATAAGCATAATGAATACCCTATATAGTAGTGTAATTTGGAGAAAAAATGCCTGATAATACTGATCCCAATTTGAATGTAGGTATCGCTGGTGGTCTTACCGCAACTATTGCAACTGATTTTGTTGTTGATGTTTATGGTGCTACCGCTCATGTTCAATTAAGTAAAATGGTATTTGGTGGAACTTCAGATGCCACCAGAATCACATCGACCAGTCCATTACCAGTCTATGTGTCCTCTACTGGAGTCACCTTAAATACCAGAGCCACTATTTCAGGGGGTGGTACTGCGGGATCAGTACAGGTAGTGAATTATAGCACATCTTCACTAAAAGTAAATGGTTCTGGTCTTAATAGTGCAGTTATTACACAAGACCAAGCTGGTAATACTCTTCTAACAAATATTTACACCGATACCCAGGCATTTATTTCAAATTTTGGTAGCGGTGGTTATACCATAAAAACAATAGGGGTTGGTCCTACCGGAGCTACTAGCGGGTCTTATGTAAGATTATTCGATCCAACAACAAATTTAATTGCTGGTGTTTCAAATGGTGGTGGTAGTCCTGCTCTCATGGTCCAGGTACTTGGTGCGCCAATTACCTTGACAGCCAATGTAAATCCTTCGGTTGGAATTTTTAACAGCGCAACTGGACCAGTGTATATTCAGGGTTCTACTGGTTCTCCAGTGAGTATAACCGGAGTAACACTAGAATCTCTTCTTACTACAATAAACCAATCTGGTAATTCTGGGGCAACATTTACCTCAAGAATTCCTCAAATCGAAACATTACTAACAAATGGAACTGCAAAGGTAACTGTTAATTCAGAAACTCTACCTTCGACCATTCTTACCGGATTATTCACAGCCACCACTTCGGCTACAGGAATTTATCCTTCTGGATTTACTTGCAGCAAAGGAGTAAATCTAAAATCATATCCAACAAATACACAATACATCTTTGTTGGAGAAAGCGGTTTTACATATGGATATCCTCTAAACAGCGGACAGGAAATATTCCTTGAAGTATCCAATGTAAACAAAATCTTCGCCAAGAGCGGTGGCGGAAGCACAGGACAGGCACTTTACTTTATAGCAAGATAAAATGAGCATTGAAAGTGATATTGTAGAAGTAAAATCCATAGCTTCCTATGGAATCAAAATTGTGAATTCTTATTCAGATTTTGATTTGATTGGAAAGAAACTCAATTCCAGTCCACTAGTTTATTACTACAATACATTTGGCAATGCAATATTTGATTATTCGAATACAACAGATCAAGATGATCTAGATCTATTAGAAATATTCCTTCAAGGAATTACTAACGGAAATACGTTTACAGTTACAAATGGTTACTATGTAAAAGATCAGGACGGTATAACATCAAACATCAATGGTGTGTATCAGTTCAACGGAGCTACAGGAAACAATCTATTACTAACAACAGTAATCTCCGCTACTGGAATAAACAGTGCTGAATTTAGATACGAAAGAGATTTCTTTGTCGATCCACCTCAGTTGGATCTAAATTCTGGATTCACTGGGGATATCGCTTACATAATCACTTCTGTAACAAATCCGGGTGCAATACAGAATCTAGGTTTGTATGAAGATGACCTAGTTGAAATTTCATATGCTGGTAATACAGCAAATATTGACAGATATTCGGTAGAAAAAGTTGAGACTTCTACAGACGGAACTGAACTTATTTTTGTAAAAGAACCATTGGTATCTAACAATAGAATCGGATCGGCAACAACAATTGTTGTTTATAACAGAGGTACGGCTACAGAAGAATATCTGAATAAGAGTAGAGTACTAAATGGAGCTGCAAGAACATATGATTCCGAAGGCACTCTATTAGAATGCTTTGAATATCAGAATGAACTTCAAGGATATCTAAGAAGATTCCGATATTCTGATTCTGAAACCACCAGCGTATGGGGATATGGAACAGATTGTAGCGGTGTTGCAACAAACCCAGATGCGGCTGGCAGCGGAGCACTATACGATACATTCGTATCGGTTAAAGTAAGCACCAACGGATTCATAATAAATGGCCAAGTCAGACCAGCAATAACTTTGACTCCAAATGTAACATACTTGTTCTATCAGGGACATATCAGTAACTACAATAGCATTCTTCCCCATCAAATGGTATTTACTAGAAATAGAGGCAATGTTTCTTCTTCTAGTTTATTGACTGATATTTACAGTATAAATGGTACTCCAGGAAATTCAGATTCTTATGTGTTGGTAAAACCAACATCACAGACACCAGGAGTATTTTATTACGAGTCTCTAAATCACCCTAATATGGGGGGTGTGATTTATGTCGCAACTACTTTAAATTTGACTAACTTTGCTGCTACTACATCAATCAATCGCAGCGGAAGTCTATACCTTTAATCAAATTGATAATTTTTTATCGGTCATTGTAATAATAAATTTACGAATCTTATCGATATATCCGCGATTTCTCAATTCCTTAAATACTAGATTGTCCTGAGTAAATTCACCACTCTTTGCTATGGAATGTTTTCTTAGTTTTTGGAATTTTTCCAACAATTTCTCTGCTGCTTTTGTATCAGTAGTATTCTCCAAAGCATGATCGATTTGATAAATCGCATCATCTATTTTTTTCTTTAAAAGATCATCGTGCTCAAAATCAAGTTCAAGATTTTCTGGCTTAACTACCCATTTGCCAGTCTTTAAAGAATAGACTCCTTGATTCTTAGGAATATTCACCTCTCCTAATTGAGCATATACTTCTACCTCAGCTCCATATACTGAGATATCGTGAGTCAAAGACCAAATTAACTTTTTATCCTTGAAGTATTCTTCGTCTGAACAATTTGGTATCTTCGATTTGTCTAGAATGATATGGACATCTATATCAGAATCTTCGGTATAATTATAATTTGCATTTCCGCCAGTAAAGACTACATCCTTTACTGCCGAATTTGGTATTTCCGCAAATTTTAGCCATTCTTTGGCAATCTCAAGAAGTTTCTTACGAACTTCTTCCTTCAAAAAAATATTTACCCAGAACTTTGGATTAAGATCCGAGTGATACTGAAGGGTCAGTGCCTCCAATAAAAATTTTCTAGGATTCAGCATATACTATGTAGATTATAAATATAAAGAGGTCAAATAATGAATCATACGCCAATAAGAGCAATAACTGTAAATCAAGGTGCAGCAGCAACCACAATTTCTGATAAACATAGAGCAGTAATTGTTTCTAATACTGGAACTGGTACAAGCGAAATAACTTTAAAATTTTTAAATATAAATGGCGCAGACACTGGTAATTTTGTCATAAGATTAGTCGCCAATTCTGGTCCATTTTATATTCCTTGTAGGGTAACTTCAATTTCTGTTACCGCATCTGTTACTGCTGGTGCAACTATACTCCTCTTAGCATAATGATTTTAAACAATCAAAATATAATGATATATGGATCAGACGAAGAAAAAAGTCTGAATGTTATTGGAATTACTAATGGATTGTTTACAGTCCCTGATGGGGAAACCTACACATTTCATGTAGATTTATCGGATATAAAACATAAAAAAATATTATTTTCAGTAGTCCCTGCTTCGGAGGGTTCATTTACATCAGCTTCTACTATAAATTTTAGTAGAATAACTTTAAATTTAAATGAAAATCAATTTACGCATAATATGTTTGATAATCTTACTAGTGCTTCTGTTGCTAGACAACCTCTTTTAGAATATATTCCCTCAAATTGTAGAGGGATAACTATGAGCGTTTCTTGCGTACTTGGAGAAGGTCCATTTGAAGATGTAGCATATTATATTGCATTCATTGCATGAAAAAACCCCCTGCTGGAGCAGAGGGTTTGAAAACTAACTATTCAGTTGTATTAGATACGATTCTTCGCCTTTGTGCAGCTATTTGAGCACTGCTCAAGGCGAGTGTGAAGTTCATCCACATTTCGCCACATATCATTTCGGACGCTGTGGATTTCATTATTGAAAGTCACATTGTCAAACTCCTTTTGGAGTTGGCAAATGTGCTTCTGAAGAGCACGAATTTCACAAACAAGCAGGAAGACCGTCAGGCCAACAAATGACCAAACCAGAGGGGCCTTTGCATTATCAAGATGCAGAAGCAGAGCACCGAACGCAGTAAACACAGCAAGCCAACGCAAACCAAAAATATTAGAATTAATCATTTTTATTCTCCTTTTGAATAATTTTACTTAAAACTGAAACAATTTGGTCAATTTTGCGATTCTCCAGAATCATATTGACCTTGATCTTTTCAATCTCATCCTTGAGAACTAGTACGATTTTTCTATCTTCTTCGGTCATAATCATACTTATATCTCCAATGAGTAGGGTGGGGGTCGAACCCACACATCTACCGTTATAAGCGGAAGGTTCTGCCGATTGAACTACCTACCCAATTTCAACCCGGCTGTCGCGCCAACCGGGTTGCCAACCTAATGGTTGGACTGTTAGTCCTATTATACGGAGGAACTATCCTCTGTCAAGAGAATCTTACACTTTTGGTTAGTAACATGCCCAGAAGGAGTCAAAACCAAATAATTGCTCTTCTGGCGGTCAGTATCGTCACCAAGGCGATAGTTGACCTGTGTGCCTTTGTGTAGGCTTACGCACTCTAGGGCCTCTGGAGAGGCCAGACGCTCCATGATGGCCTTAGCAGCCACCACAGCCTCCTCTTGGCAGGAGGACATGAGAGGAATGTCAATGTGGATTCGGTATGCCATTAGTCAATTAGGAACTTCTTTGTGCTTTCTGCCGAGATCCAATCGGTAGAACCATCTTCATACCGAACGCAATACTCAGTTTCTTCGTAAATCATACCCTTCTTGTCCTTTGCCCGTGAGGTTTGAGATCCAATCACGGTGCAAGGACGGCTATTTTCCGAATTTACTACTTTTTCTCCGTGCTTATACATTTAAATCTCCAATTCTTGAAAACCTTCGTTGTCAGTGTACCAAATTTCGTCAAAGAAGTCAACACACCACGCCAAACAATGCTTACAAGGCTTAGAATTTCGCAGTTCATTAAACCGATTCATGCGAAAATTGATCAATTTCAACCTCTTTTCGCCTCTTTTGTAGCATTTTGGCAGCTTATTGAACGCATCTAGCTCAGAATGGACACAATCGATGACATATCCATACTTACGAGCAAGAGGATGCGTCTTGAATTGGTTAGTTCCAATCGAAACAAGCTTATTCTTGTGGAAGATCAGACTCACATGCTTCTTTTGCCTCTCCATTTGGAGGCAGATTGGCATTGTCTGGATTAAAATATCGTTTAGCTTCACGCTCAATTTGGGAATAATCATAATTAGTCGCCTTTGACCCGACTATCTTCTCATTGTAATATCTCTCCACGAAGAAGTCAACCACTATTGGATAATGTTTGACAACATTTCTTGCCATCTGCCGAATTGCTTTTGGCACTTTGGGTGTCTGCTTTGGATCTAGAAGGCTGTAAATAAATTCTTTACAGCGTTGTAGTGCATAGATTTCTTCTTCAAGAGTTGACATAAAAGAGGACGACGGGACTTGAACCCGCAACATTGACCTTGGAAGGGTCACACTCTGCCATTGAGTTACATCCTCATTGAAGATCCTAGATTTGAACTAGGACAAACTGAGTCAGAGTCAGTTGTGCTACCGTTACACCAATCTTCAGCATTCCCGATAGGATTCGAACCTACGACCTAGTGCTTAGAAGGCACTTGCTCTAATCCAACTGAGCTACGGGAATATAATTTTAGGTAGTAAGCTTCAGGCCAGAACCTAGAATCTTATTTGCTCCCGCTGGGGCAGTAACAAGACCGCTTACTGCTGAAGTGTACTGGGTTTCCATTTCACTCATTGGACGGATCATAAACATAACATGTTCTTCACTGATTGTAAAGCCATCCTCTGCGCGGGTATATGGCATATATGGAGCAAATCCAATTTGCCCCTGTCCCATCGGGATCAGGATATATGCCTTACTGATTGCATAATATCCTTCCTCTTCATGGAAATCCACCCTGCCGATAAGTTCTTCACCACTAGTTAAACGCAAGATTTGTACATTGCTCATTTTCATTCTCCTTTAGCATTATAGTATACCACTCGGGTTCAGGATTGCAAGTCCATTTTGCAAACTTGCTTTTTTCTCCCACATAGTACTTACGATAAGCAAGTACGGGATCTCCATGAACCTTGTATTTATCTGGCATAGCCTGAGCAAAATGAGTCAGACCGCGCTTGGGTAGTTCAGGAATTTGTACGCTCATGGAGTACAAAAGAGGAAAAGACTTGTGGCACTTGTTATAACGCCTAGCGTAGATATGCGAAAGTGCAAGGGCATGATCCGTGAGCCAGATGTAGTTATCCCTGCTATATGTGGCCCATAGGGTACAAGGATGATTCACGAAACACTTCTTGTACAAAGTTTCCTTATTGATAAAGCTTTCGCTAACATGATGAACCGTAGAAAGCATTTGTGCGCTTTCAAGGATCATCTTAACGACATGCTTATCGCACATGTAACTAGCGGCCATGAGTGGGTCTGAATGAAGTGCAAAAATATTCATAGTTAGTGTCCAAAGACAGCATTATACTGCTGATTGACCTGAATGAATCGGGCATTGTTGAAAAATTCATCAAGATTTTTTGCTCCAACATAGGTACAAGCAGAACGAATACCGCCCATGACTTCCGTGACAGTATTCTCAACTGGTCCCTTTGCTTCAACAATTACTCGCTTGCCTTCAGCAGCACGATAGGAGTTTCGTTGATTATAATGAGTCTTCATTGCATGTTCCGATGCCATTCCGTAGAAGGTTGGAACCATAGTATTTGTATTATAATCAAACTCCCATCCGCCGCATTCGTCGTGGCCTGCCAGCATACCACCGATCATTACCATCTGTGCGCCAGCAGCGAATGCCTTGGCGACATCACCGGGATGTACGCACCCACCATCCGCGACTATTCCCAACCGATTTGGATTGCTCCGTGCTTCTCTTGCACAGTTCTGGACTGCCGAGAACTGTGGAAACCCTACTCCGGTCATCTTGCGTGTTGTGCAAGCACTTCCGGGTCCGATTCCAACCTTGATAAAGTCCGCGCCTGCTTTGCATAGTAGATTTACTCCTTCTGGTGTTACTACATTCCCTGCAATGATATTTACTCTTTCGCCATACTCTTGGCGAATATTGTACACTAACTCACTAAAATTATCGATGTAACCATTCGCAACATCGATACAAACAAACTTGAACTTGTTCTCAGACTTCATGACTTGCCGGAATGTTTGCTGGCTAGTCGTGTCAAGTCCGATAGTTGGAGCAGAGAAATATTGCGCGTGATATGATAGAGACAAAATTTCTTCTGCGGTATAATGCTTGTGGAGGCATGTGAGCCACTGATACTTGCTCAGGGCTTCTGCCATCTCCAGCGTACCAATCGTCGCCATGTTTGCAGCCACGATTGGAACACCAGTCCAAGAAATACGACCAATCGTTCGCATCAGATTGACATCTGAGCGAGAGTTGACCGATGACTGACGAGGTACGATTAGAACATCCGAATAATCTAGTTGCGTTGCCATAGTTGCTTGGCATTGTACCATAGAGTCTGGCAAATGCCAATACATGTTTCAGGAATATTTTTGATCGAAAACTTTGTTTTTACAGGATACCATTTATTCATCGGGCAAATAGATCCAGCAATAGTTAATTTAATGCTTAGGGCAGCTCTTGGGTTTGTACCACAGCCACACAAATTACAAAATCCAATTGAATCTGTTAAAGTTTGAATTCTTGCTGGGCATGAAAGACAAGATTGTTTTCTCTGCTCAAAGATTTGTTTAGTTACCTTTGCTTGTGTAATACTCGCAAATTCAAACTTAATATATCTGTAAATTTTCTTAAAAATATTTACTGATTTTGGCTCACCGAGAAGTAAAGCCATTCTCTCCTCATATGCATTCTGCATTTCTATGCTTTTTGCATTTGAAATAGGAAAGTATTGATGCTGCTTCCCGTCTTTATCAGAAAACAATCTACTTCCGCTACCAATAACACCAATATTATTTGTTTGTTTGTTCATTACACTCTCATCTGTCGATAAGTTTTATTATTATAACCAAATACACAAGGATTACTATTGAAATCCCTGATAGCTAGGAGTATAGCATTCAAATCATTTAAATCAATACATCCGGGAACAATACTATTAATTGTGTTTATCATTCCCACTCTACATGCTTCAGAAGTTTGTGTCGGATCATCTGAATTATATGGTATACCAGAACAGACAAAATTATAAGTTGTTTGTATAAACTCTGTTAAAGAACTACCGCCTAATACACCAGCAGCCGTTTGTAAACAATTACCGTTTGTTCCGAAAACACCATTTCCAAATTCAGGTTCTTCTGGAATTTCAAGACATCCGCCTGGGTTCTTGCTATTAGGAGCAATTTGTTTTGCTCCCTGTAATAGATCATTTAGTGTATAAATTCTATTACCGAGATTATCTTTTCTAATATAAACAGTTTCTTCGGCGGGAATATTACCAATAGTGTAATTTAAAACTCCTAGAGCATTTTCTAGGAATGCGAAGAATGTTGCATCGAAATTGCCGCTTTGAATGAGTGGTTCGTTATCCAATGCCCAATCAACAAAAGTATCATAATCGGAGAAAGGAGAATCGGGAAGAGTCTGCATTTCCTGCCAAACTTCTGTTGTTATGACTGCGCTTATCCAGCACATTCCTCCCATAACAATGTTATTTGGAAGATTGCAAGAAGTATCTACTCTTTGATTTGATGAATTGAGAGCATCAAATTGTAAAGGACATGTAAGAACACTGAGTCCATTAAGTACAGCTTGTTTATGAACACGAAGAACCCCAAAGGAATTATTCATCCACGGATTCATTCCACTACTTCGTTCTCCAGTAATTTTATTATTTGTATTGTTATCGTTTTCTGTATTATTGCCGTAATGATTACCCAATACACCTATACCCCCACCAATACCACCAGTTTCAGTTGTATCAGGTGAAACATATCCCTTTATGGTTCTTATTGTCTGGTAAGGGAATCTACCGTTAGTTTCATCAAAAAATATATTATAAATTTGACCAAATCGTTCAGATCTATCCTTTGGTAAGGTCACACCAGCAGTATTCCAAGTACCATTATAATAATTTTGTGGTATTTCGGCACTGTGCAAAATTTCAATACCAGAACAAAGCAATGTCATCATGTATTCGCATACATTTTGATAGAAAATACTATTTTGCTTTATTTGATCTGCAAGTGTCATTCTTGCGAAAATTCGACCGATAGGCTCACTTGCATAATTTACATACGGAGAATACGAAACAATATTAAGTTTACTTCCAGTATCCTCTATGAAGTTAGAATTTATACCATCACCTAAATAAGCTTCACCTACCGGGAAATTAGTAAATCCTTTACAGGGTAAACATGGATTTAAAGTTATTGGTTGTATAAATCCAGATTGATGACCTACGACTGCATATGAAGATCTTCTCTTAAAACCTTCAAGCTCAAGTTCAATTGCATCATCACTTCCACATGAATAAGCTAGTATTGCATCTTTTCTGTATCCTCTTAGAGCAAATCTAAATTCTGAACCACTTTCTTCAAGTTGCTGATTTATTGTTTCAATAGCATCATATCTTCTGCATTTTGAGAAATCATTGCTATAATATCCAGAGTAAAGATCAATTGGATAGTTGTTGAAATCAGAAGTAGTTTCTACTCTGAAATGAGGGTCCATATAAGAGCATAGACACTTCTTAAAGAATGCTACTGTGATACCATCTTCCAGACCAGTAGTTTTCTTTATATAATTTAAAAGACCTTGAGTGTTTTCTGAACTACTAAAATTATCTGCAAGAGTCTGAAGAACTTTTATACAATTATTCTGTGAAGAAGCACTATTGTTAAAACATGTTCCTGTATATTGAGCAGGAGATCTATTTTCCTCAACTAGACCAGGACCAGCCTCATATAATCTATTTGGATCACCAAATGTATCAACAAAATCTATATCAAGAGCATCTAGCTTTTTATAAGTAAAGCATTTGTTGTCTCCGACATCAGAACAAGCATCATCTCCTGCTATAACGCAGTTGTTTCCAGCCGAAACACCTTGGAAATAGTAAACAAAATCTTGTTTATTCCTTGAACTTTCTGGAGCAGTATCACAACCAGATGTCACGCAGAATCTAGATGCTCTCTCAAGACAAAGATCACTCATTCTCTTTTCACAATCAGCGTTATAACTTCCTGCACAAATATTGGTAACTTCTTCTCTACAAGTTGCTAAGAACTTACAACAATCGTCATTAAATGTGTCCTGTCTTTCTGGATAATTATAGAACGCAATAACTCCTTCTGGTGGATTTGCAGCCCCATAAAAGTATGGAATATTTTTACATTCCATATTTGCATATTCATTTACATTAGTACATACGCCATCTTTGGATACAGGGAATACTTGAGGAGTTTCGATATAAGAAGTTTCGTCTGTTACTATTCCTTCTTTGACATAATCAATCTGTTTTATTTTTGCTGTACCACTTGAGAATGTTCTATTAAATGCAATAGCAATGTCTGGTATAATTTTATCAATTATTGTTATCTTACTACCAGTACTATTAGGATCATAGAATGTAGTAAAACAATTGCTCAAATTATCTGGAGCATTTGTTATACATGCTTGATTCAAATTTAAAGACGGTGGTAATGTAAACCAATTATTAAAATCATTACACGGATCTCCACCACTAGTACATTTACCACCACAATGGCCCTGTGTATATGCAATCGGAACTCGTATTCTTGAATTTAGATAATCTTCCAATTCTTGGACGGTCATCTTACGATTGGTATAAACACCGTTTGCATCTTTTTCTACGATGTATTTTTTCTTGGAGAATCGTGTGTATGAAACATATGCTTCTCCAAGTTGAACACATGCTGCTCGTTTAGTGCCATCTGGACATTCAATCGATTCAATAAACGGTCCATTGCAGCATTGGGGATTTTCTTGTGCTTGCGCCCAAGGCGATGACCAGAAAGCAGCAAATATTTCTGAATTACCGGAATATGAAGTATATCCACAGTTTACATCACAAACTGCACATATTGTTGGTCCACACCCTCCACCGCCGCCATCTTTGATACAAGAATTTTCGCAATCTTCCTTGCTTTGTGCTTCTGAGCAAGGAACTTGCTTAGAAGAAAAACAATTTCCTGTTTGTGGATCACAAACATAATTATCGCATAGTGCTGGATTGCAGTTTGCTTGACATGTTGCTTGATCGACTGCAAAAGAACAATCAATCATTCCTACCATCTCGCAATTCCCTGATTGTTGATTGCAAACATAATGAGGGCATGTTGGGCGGGGATTACACCCAGCAGCTTCACAGTCTTCAGGAGAAATTGCTGTTGGACAATAAACATTGGATGTTGCTACGCAGTCGCCTACCAATGTATCGCAAATGTAATTTGCACATGTACAACTATTTTGGCATTCTTCTAAAGTTTGTACTGGTGTACCAACTGGAACTTGCACTGCGTTGCATTGTCTATCGTACCCTGAGCCTTGGCATAAGTATGAAGTTACTGTTTGTGGAGTACATGTAACGCAAATTTCTGGTCCTTGTTCAGTACCAGAAACTACTTTAATACTTTCGCAAACAGAACCATTACAGAACCAAGAATCTACACACGGATTTGCAGTTTCACATGCACCTTGAGATTGTTCAGAACCAAATAAGACTTGTCCTGATGGAATACACCCTGTATTACAATCTTGAAATTGGTAAGTATCAACACATGCAAATGTTGTTGCACATTCTTCTAGAGTTACTTCACTCCCTTCAGGCGCAGTTCCGTTTTGTATGCAACCTGTATCACAATCTATAAAAATATATGTCGGAACTTCTCCGGGAGGAGGTTCACAACCAGGACAAGATGTATCGCAACAATCACATGCATCACAGCATTGAGCCTGTGATTGTCTATAAATTGGATTATCTGCACTAGAACAACAACATTCAAATACGGTTGGGCCACCAGGACCACCAAAACCAGCAAGACCGCCATCAGAACCAGCACCAAATTGCAATATCTGATTATCATATTGCAACTCTCTGTTTATTACTGAAGCGGCAGTATATTGTACTGGTTTGGGTATTAAATAACTTCTAGCTTCTGGTGTTTGTAAGAAGCAAGGAGTTCCTGGGATATTTGTAAGTTCAGTCAGTAGTTGATTGCATTCAGAATCCCAAGAGTTACAACATTTTGGATTTCTGTGAATGATATATTCCATGCACCCAGAACTTATAGCATTTTCTGTACATGAACAATAACAGCCGCTATTAGAATCAAACAGCTTTGATTGTAATGCAAAAATGCACTCTGGGTTTGATGGGTCTGTGCAATTTATTTCTTCTGCACAGACAGAGGCTTTTCCTGCGGTGGCTCCACAAGTACCAGTATTACCAAAATAATTAGTAATATAATATTCTTCTATAGAATCTGTGCTATAGCAAGGAGAGGATTTAGTATTTTTGAGAATATTATAAGCATGTTCACAATATCCATCAAAGTTAGAACAACAATTTACATCTGCTGCTGGATTTAAAGATTTTGCTAAATTTTGAATTCGATTGCAGCATGTATCACTATCGGAGGGACAAGCATAACATCCTTCATATGAAATGGCAGTGGTATCAAAATATAAAACAGAAAGACATTCACTAGTAAAATAATCACAACAGTCTGGAATCTTGGAAATTATTTCAACGCACATAAACTCGGTCAGATTTTCTTCTTGACCGTCTTTGTTTATGAAGGTATTTCCAAGACAATTACAAGACATAATTTATTGCCGCAATCCTCTTCCGCTTGGATTCCACGAATACTCCCAATTAGTTATGGATTGTGTAAGCGCACATCCTGTCAATTGAGAGTGTCTATTTACTAAACTAAAATAGTTTATTGCATTTTCTTCTCTGAATGCAATAGTAGCAAATCTTCTCCACCACCAGTTGTCTTCTGGTTTTGGCCCGTTGGGTAGAGGACCCCACGCGACAAAGTCCCATCCACCGGGCTGAGTAAGGAAGTATGTATAGCATAGATGCGAAATACGATTGATCATATCCATCCGTACATCAAATTCACTATAACGAAGTCCATAAGTATCGGTATCCCAACCAGTTGGATTTGTTTGTTCATTATATACATCTGTCGAAAGTGGCTGTGATACATTAGTTTGGCTAGGAGAAAAATTAAAAGCTGTTGTCAAATATTTTGAAATATCTGCATATGCCAAAGACTGTAGCTTCCAAATATTTTCAATACCTTCTTCTTCTTCGCTAGGTATAGGATTTTCAACTCTAATAGAATTAGTATTATTATATCCATTACCAAGAAGTCTTTGACTTCCAGATGCTGGGGGTACAATAAACTTAGGTGTTAATACATTAAACCCATATTTTGAATTTTTAGTTACAAGTGTTGGGTCAGCAGCTGCCCAATCAGCAGGAGCTATTTGATTTCTTTTTGCTGGATTATTCTGACGGCATCTCTTTCTTACAGGTCCAAGTTGTTTTGGAAAAATCTGTGTGAGCCAAGTAGCCTTATTTGATGCAAACAAATCTATATCGTAATTTGATCCGAAAAGAAGTTTTCCCAAATTAAATTGATTTGCAGTATCAATCGCTTCTTGTTTTACTTGAGCGGGAGTTAGACCAGCAGAAGATCTTATCTTATAATTTCTTCTGATATAAGTTTGACGAATGGCATCTCTATAAATTTGATTTGCCTGAACAATTTCATCATATGCTTCACTACGCCAATCTTTCACCGTCATGCCTTCATAATTGTTTTGACGCATTCTTGTGATGATTGTTCTTCCTTCCTGTACCTCCTGTAGTGTTGGAGTAGCATTGTACGGAATACCACCCAGATTGTTATAAGGTAATTCCTCTTCAAGAGCTTGATAATTTTCTATCGTATTTTTTGGATTTGGTGTCCAGACAGAGAACGATTTCCAACATTCAATTCCTCTTTGAGCATCTGAATCGGAAATTGCATCGTCTTTTACAGCTTCTAAAAAATCAAATTCAAACATAGGTATTCCAGAACAACTGAATATAAAGCGTCTTGGAACCCATTTAGAAAGAATAGCACCTTCAAAGAATTTATCAGATGGCTCTGAGCATCCACATGAAGAATCATAATGATGTTCACATGAAGCAAAACCAAGAAATTGATGTCTTAGCGAAGAACAGAATCCTTGATCATCTATATCATAGTACGAAGAATTTGGAGAAAGGTTATATTCTATACACCCCGTTGGTTCTTGACCAGTTCCTAATAACGGAGAACCATATTTTCCTTGCGTATCTCCTGGTACTACATCTGTTGTTAATCTAGTAAATTGATTACCAAAAGGAATTAAAAAATCCAAGTTATAGCTAAATATCTGCCAAGCCCACGGATAGTAAGTTCTTAGCATTCTTCTTCTATACTTTGTAAGACCTAGCCAATTGCAAGAAGAAATCGTATTTGTATTTACATATGGTTGATATCTGTTTTGTAATATAAAACGATCAAGACTGCCAGTGAAAACTGAATTATATTCACAGCAACTATCTTCTTCGGGTGTCGAGCAGTTATATCCATAACGATATACTAAAGCTCCTGCGTGTTTAAACTTCGTTGTATCGGGAGCATTACCGCCATAAACAACAAATCCACCTGGAAATTGACCTCCTACTGGATCATAAGGATCATATTCTTGAACAGTATCAAATGCCGGAGGAAGTGTTTTATGGATAGCATAATACTTCATTTCCTGCAAAACTTGATCGTCGGTTAGGGATTCTGAATAATCAGGATTTTTTAAAATACAACTTCTAGATACCGTTCCATCGCCACTAGGCGAATCTATACCAACAAAAGGGGAAAGGGTTATGTCCTGTCCGTTAGCAGTTCTCGATGAACTATCCCCAAATAGATTTGTACAAGATGGAAAGTACGGATCAAAATTCATCATATAAGCAGGATGCCAGAATGTCCAGAAATCGCCTATATGCACATATTCAATTTTAATTACAGGAGAATCAACAGATTTTCCTGGGAATCCTTCTGTAGGTAAACATCCCTGATGTAAAGTGATAACATCGCCAGAAACTTGAAGAGCAAAAGTGTGGTTTCCGTTTCTATCTTCTATTTTGTGCTGAGAGATGCAATCTGAACAACAATTTCTACATCTTTCAACTGGTGGGCTACAGCAACATCTTCTACTTGCCATTTTTCTTTTTTCCTTCAATTGCGTCTAAAGTTTCTTTTAGAGCAGTCATAATTTTCGCCAAATCTCTCCAATCGATTTGATCCAACAAATATTTTTCGTAGCCAAGAACAGCTTTACGAGCTTCGTATGATAAAGTATCTAGTTCGTGGTTGTCTCTTGGCACACATTATGTATTAGCTCGGTTGTCCCGGATTATCATCATAACTTATCTTCAAAACCGTAGAAGCATAAAAACTTCTATAGTCATTTAATTCGACATCCCAGACCTTAACTAGACCACCATAATTTCCAAATCCTACTTTACCACCAGGAATATATTCAGAATTTAGAGTACATCTAAGAACTCTTTTTCCTTTAGGGTAAGTAGAACGAACAAATTCTACATTACAAATTCTTTGCGACAATAATGATTCTATTTCAGAAGGACTTTTGGTAAAAAATACCTGAACTCCATACTTTTCTTCCCGTTCTTTTATATCGTTTGGAAGTTCTTGCTCTGTTATAATTTTATTAGTTTGATTGTGTTTTTGATTAATGATGTCTTGTGTCGCAGCAATCAATGCATCAATCCCATCACCTACAAATCTAGGTGGTGGAAATTGCTGTTCTTGTACTTCTGGTATTACAAAAGATTTCTGTGCGTTCTGGCTTATTTGCTGTTGCAGCCCATCTAATCTAGTAGTATCTAAAAAAACTGCTTGATTTTTATTTGCATTATAAGAAAAAGGAGATGATTGTTCTTGTGGAACAATCAATCTCCTTGCTGTTTCTTGTAAATTTTTTTGTCTAAATAAAGCTTCAGTTTGTTCTAATGAAGCGGTATCTATTACTGGTATATCTTTATTTTTTCGTTTACGGGCCATTATATACCCCTAAACCCTCTTCCTCTAAACTTTGATGTATTGATTGGCGATCCCTTTGCGCCAAATACATTGTCTATACCAAGACCAAGTGCGCCTAGACCTAAACCAAGAGCAATTTCTGCTCCTTTTGCTCCAACTTCTGGGAAGAATTGATCAATGGCTTCTAGTCCCCCACCAATTGTGTATAATGAGGCTGGCATACCTATACCATATTTTAAGTAAGATCCTGGTTTATTTGTACCGGAGTGAGATGGTTTTTTGCCTGCTAATCCAGTAGGATCAGTTGTAGCGGGACTACCAAATACGCCTCCACCTTTTCTTGGCATGAATCCGCCACCAGCAGGACGAGACTGTTCGTACATATATTGTTGCTCAGAGCAAACATTAGAAACAGCTTCAAACAGACTGTTCATTGATTTTGCACTAAATCTGGCAGGAGATTCAGTTGGTTTTTGTCTTTTTAGCATATACTTTATTTATAATTTTAACAAAAAAATCAGCAATTTTGTTATTTTTCTTTTCTAGTTTTATTGGATCGATGATTTTTACTTGCTCAATATATTTTGGTTTTCTTGGAAGTATCATCTCATTCAAAAACACCTTAATTTCATTATCACCAATTAATCTATGCCTAATCATTCGACCATCCATAAGCACAGTGATTAGATGTACAGTGTGAATTTCGTGCAAATGCTCTTTTAGATCATCCAATCCTTCTTTTAAGAAATTGAGAGAATTTGATCTAAGAGTCAACACTCCATCCGAATATTCACACCAAACAAATCCTTTATCGTAAACAAAAAATTCAAAAACAGTTAATTGATCAGTATACGCCTTTTCGTTTGCAATAGCATAAAACGATTCTGCGTCTTTATATTTTACAGAATCTGTTCCAAATAATGCATGATAAAATCTTAATTGTTTTTCAAGACCTTCTCTACCATCATATTCAAAAAGAACAGGATTTTCTACAAGAGTCTTTATATGATTATCTGCAACCCAGATCATTTTGCTGTCTGGATTAAGCCAAAATTTATCTGCTAACATTTCACCCTCGTTTAATTCAATCACAATTAATTACTAAAATAATGACTACGAACAATTTTATAATATTCAGGATCTTCTTTTTCTGAAGCTCCTCTCCATGTACGAATCATAGTATTTAGTTCGTTTGGAGTCATACCATCTTTGTAGTTGATTTTCTTTTCTTTTGCCAATCCTTGAATTGCAAGATCACCTAATTGCATGTGCAAATTGTGATGCTCTTCACCACTCAATGTTCCTTCTTGTCCTAAACCAAATTGAGGATGGTTAGTTTTTGATTTTAAGAAGGCTGAACCCTGCTGAATAAATTTATCTGTAAAATCTTTAATTGGTGCAAATTTTTCTGGGTGATTATTTATCAATCCCTTCACAAGACCTTTTGTCAGTTGGTAGGGTCCATATGCACTAGATGTCCCACCACCCGCTTTAGTGCGAATCATAAGTCTGGGATCATATTGTGTATGATTTATATTTTTATTGCCGCGATGTTCAGCCTTTGCAATTCCACCAAGGAACTTCTCAATGCTTGGATGTGAGAATTCATATGCAGCAGTTTGCTGCACTGGTGCTGGCTGTGCTTGTGGTGCTGCTTGTGGCTTGGCTGGGGCTGGCTTTGCCGCCATTGGCCTCTGTGGGGCCTGCTGGGGAGCGGAAGCCTGTGCTGGCTTGTTAAAGGCCCCAAATCGCTTATAACCACCATAACCAAATAGTCCAGCCCCTAAAGTCGCCATTCCAAGAACTGCTGCCATGAATTTTTTATCAACTTTAGCTTTAGCCATACTCAATATATATTCCTATATGAACAACTTCTTGCGTGGATTCGGAAATTTTAAAAAGAACGAAAACGGCATAACAGAATATGTCGATTATCTTGGTACAAAGTATACTTTTGATCCTACCACAAAAAAATGGAAAAGCAATGGTAGAGTTCTAACAGAAAACTATTTACAAGATTTAGAATTAAGCGAACAAGAAGGTGTCGGTGACGCAGCAGATGATTCTGGTGGGGGTAAGAAAAGATCAATGGCTGCTCCTGTAACAAGTGCAATTGTAGGTGTTGCTGATTATACTGGTATGCCAGAATCAATTACATCTGCTTTAGATTATGAAGTATGGGCAACAACTTGGGTAGAAATGTTCGATTATGCTCAGTCGCAATATGAATTTGGAAATCCATCATATAATTATCATTCTGTTGTTTCATCTGTAGATATACGAGGAAATGAATATAATGGATTTAGACCCCCAGAAGATGTATCTGCTACCAGCATACCATCAGTTTACATAGATGAATTTAAAGATAAATTTGATTTGATACCAGCAGGAAGAAGAGCAATAAAGGCTTGGTATTGGTTGCCTGATGTTGGCTGTTATACAAATCGTCATCATGAATATTATAAAATTCCAGACGGAACAACATATTTAAATGAAAGAGTTTTGACATGTTGGCTTGATCAAAATTCTGATGATTGTGCAGATTCATTTGAAGCATTTTTAATTAAATGCAGAGATGCTGGTTTTACTTTTGATTATATAATCAATGACCAAGAAGCACAGGATAATTACTGGATTGATGGAAGAAATTCTTATGCTTATTCTGAAGTTCCTACAACACCACAAGATGAAGCACAAGCCGACGCAAGAAGAATATCTGCAATTGTAGCTGACGATAGTTTTGATCTGTATGTAAATCCGGTAACAAATAAAACTTTTGCAGAAGAATTCATGGAAAATTATCAGGCTATAAGAACACAAACGCCTGGATATACTGCCGATCCAAGAACAATAGAACAAATTTTAGCTCCATTTCTTGGAGTTACAGGAATTACAAATTATGTTTCAACCCAAACATATTGGCAGGCATATGGATGTGCTGGTGGATGTGAACCTGATGGGCGTACAATCGGTGGGTTAACACATCCAGAAGGATATAATCTCTATTTCCATGTTGCTCCTGCATGGAGAGCAACTGCGGATTCGTGGCATTATAATGTTTATCTGAAAAAATTTAGAGATGTTCCACAACAGGTATCTGATTTTGAACATGTTATTCATATGGAATATAATGTAGATCCTGTTAATGAAGTAGAAGCAAGATTTTATCAAGGAAGCAATTTAGAGGTATATTATCAAAAACCAGTATTAAATACTTATAGTGGAATGAGTAGATATTTTGCTGGATTCTATAATTTAGTTTATCCTAATTATAATTTTCCGATTGCTTATGCCCTAGGAGGCCCCGGTTCAACATGGGCAAATACAAATGCATCTAGAAGCGGATATGTTTTAAATCCACAAGATGACACTGAAAGATATAATTTTTGTGGATATTTAGTCAATGATTATAAGGGTCCTGCTGGTGAACAGGGACTAGTGAGATATCCAGAAACAATTCCATATGATATAAATGGCGAAAGAGATGATGCTCTTATACCTGAATGGGAAACAGAATATAATTTTAAAACTTTAGTCAATTTAATTAAATTGACTCGTCTTCATTTAAGAAGCGATCCTACTCATTGGCAAAGATTTGCTCCGTGGGTAGCTTATGCTTCTTATATTGATGCAAGATGGGCATCCGGGGATGTTGGATATTATCATGAATTATTAAGACATATTCTTGTGCATGGGGCAAGAATTTTTCAAATATTTTCTTCAGATTACAATCCATTCCAAGTAAGCATAATTCATGATATTTTAGATGAATGGAGACATATAAGTGGAAACTCCAGAGCACAACCGTGTTCAAATTCTACAGGTTCGGTTGATGATTTAGTTGATAGAGTATTACTACATGAAGCGTTTGAAAATGTGCTTGTAAGCGGAGGAAGATTAGTAAATAATCCAAACGAATATATTTGGAGAATATCCGTTGCTCCAAAACATTTTGTGAATAATATTTGCACTCTTTATAGGCAGAATGATGATTCGGATTTACCTGAAACTATAACAATAGATAAAACTTCCGCTGCTGGTCAAAGAAGGGGAGTTTGGATAAGAAGATTTACGCAAGGAGTTCCGCAATATGCAGTTGCAGGATATAATCCTTAATCTTCTTCAATATCTTTGAATCTTCCTCTGATAGCTCCAGGAGATTGTGGATCAATTCCAAATTGAACGAAGTCTCTTGGAGTGTTGAAGAACATGCTTGGCTTACGAGAGAACTTCTTCTTGGCTCTTTCTTTTTGACTTTCTGCTGTTCCAAGAATTCTGAGCAAATTATTTACCTTGCCCATGATGTTTTCACTCGACTGTGGATTTTCAATATCAGTCATTCTATTCATCGTTCCGCACGAATCCGCGAATCCGCCCTGAAGAATATCCATCTTTGCGTTTTTTCCAAACTTAGGAGCCATAAAATGATGTTCGTCAGTTCCAGCAGAATTTTTTCCACTACCGACATATTCGAAGCCTTGCTTCTTCATCATTTCCAAAGCTTCTTGAGAAAGAATTCCGGTAGTTGTAATGTGTCCGTATTTATTTGGTGAGTTCATATTAACCTCTTAGATAAATTCCTCTAATGAAAATTTGAAGAGATTCTTTTAGTTTCTGGCCACCAATTGTTACTGGAACTGTTTTTGGTGCTTTTCCTGCTGCTCTTACTGCATCAACATCAATGGTGTGACCATCGCCCATATCTACAGCAAATTCTCCTGCTGTTTCCAGATCCTTTTTTCCGCCCTTCAGCCGCAAACCAGCAACAGTACCTCTGACAACAACGGCTCCTGGATTGTCCTTTTCTGCTTGCTTAAATGCTCCAGAAGCTTCTGCTAGTTCTTTATCCTTGAATCTTAAATCGTGTTCGTCACCATCAACAACAACAGCAACATGTGGTACTCCTTCATGAGTCCATTTCAAATACTTTGGTAATTGTGCTGGTGGTCTATAGTTTCTTTTTCCTTCAGTCCCTCTAGCAGCAAGAGTTTTGAAAACCATTGCGCCACTTCCACCTTGGCGAAGAACATGATGTAAGTCTTCCCAATTTTCACTATCTCCAACAAGACCAGTACTTGATAGTGTCAGATGATAATTATCTGGAAATTTCTTTAAACTTTTATCTGGATTCATCATTCTATTTGCAATTTTGGTATAATCATAAAATTTTACACCTTTATGTTTTTCAAATAGTTCTGGAGCATGTTGTTCCCAGACTAAATCCGAAACAACATTCAAGCGCATTACTGGCTGTTTGCCGCCTTCAGTTGCAGTTGTAGAATGATGCTCAATTGCCGCATCAAGACCGTGCATGAATTCTTTCGTATGGTCGAGTAAAAGATTTGTTCTATGGCCTCTTGCCCCTTGTGACATTGCTCCTCTGCCTTTCATGTTGAGGCAAACAGTTTCACATTCAACTGTAGCACAAGGACACATGTTGATTCTTCCAGACTTTTTAGCAGGAAGAAGAGTCAAACCTTTAGTATGATAATCACCAAACTTTACTCCGCTCTTTTCAAGCTTTGGATTTGCTGCTTGATCGGTTAAGAAAACTCTACCAGTTTTAATTACTCTTCCATCAGCTGTTCTTTTGTTTCTAAACATTCGTTGAAACATTTCTCTACCAGCTTTTGATTTCTCTGGATGAGGAAGTTCTTTTGAAGCTTCTCTCATTGCAGCATTTAGTTTGGAATAAGAAACATTACCTGTTTCTGGAGTGTAAACTTTACCATCCCAACCTTCCATTAAGGAACGAATAAATTTTGCTTTGTTTGATAGCATACTCATTATTTATGATAAATAAGTTGTATGCTATCATTTAGACAATTCATCATCGAACAAACCACTCCCCCCGATCCTAGCTGGATGTCAAGCGAATCACAGCCAAGAAAGCATCCTCTCAAGGCTCCTGCTGACATCAAGGAACTTGGCAAGTTTCATGGAATGAATGCACATGACTTCCATCCAATTTATGCAAACAATCCACATTACCAAGAAGGTTATATGCACGGGGCTATGATGGTAAAAAGAGCAGAGGAAGAAGGACCAGACGGTATGACTGATGAAGAAAAACAAGAACTTGCTGCAATGCAGGCTGATATGGATAGGTTTGGAAGTGAAGAAGAGTGGCGAAGAGCAACAGGAAACTGAAACAAAAAACCCCGAATCTCTTCGGGGTTTTTTTTATTCTTACTTGCCAGTTATATGTCTATGTAATTCGCCAGCCAATCTATCGGCAAAATTTTCTTCATTGTCCATTACAATTTGTTCATAGTGTGGATGTTCTGAAACATCGAATCCGTAATCTCCTTCATCGTAAATTCTACTTTCAAGAGAATAATTGCCATCAATTGCGTGTGGTCTAATTGCTTCAACCGCAGCAGAAGCATCTGTGTGTGGACCTGTTGCGTTTAAAATTTCTCTAATATGGGCTGCGGAAGCTTCTTTATCTGGTCTACGAGTTTTCGGATCAGTTTTATGTGGATACTGAGTAGCACGGTCTGCAAGAAAATCTACAATCCTCTGATGAGTATCGCTATTTTCATTTAGACTATGACGAATATATGATTCAGATAGTTGATGAATCCAAGATTTATTATTTTTCATATTATTATTTATATTTTCTACTTTAAGACCAGCCATGCGATTTACAGTTTCTCTAGCGTCCATTGGAGCACTAGTTGAAATTGCTGCAATTGCTGCTTCTGGATCAACTCCGTGCTTCTTGGCAACAAGACGAATTGCTTGTACTGGATCTGTTACTGTTTTAGCAACATCACCCAAATGGGCAAGTATGCTCAAATGCTCTGGATCTTCATCCCCATAAAATGGTTGTCCTGGATATTTTTTGAGGGCTTTAGCACCAGGTATGCTGGAAATTGCATTTGCAGCAATTTGATGGGCTGATCTTGCTGATCTTTCAATTTCTCTATTTTGTTTTTTATCCGTAGATGTAGGCTTCATTTTTTTAGCTTCATCTAACTGAGTGTATGATTTAGAAATAGATCTAATCCAATTATTATTTGTCATACTTTATGTATAATAAAGAAACAAAATTTCTTGTTGATCGCCTACACAGCGAAGTGTATCGACCAAGGGATGTTTTGTCAATTAAAATTATATGCAGGAACATTCAGGCCAAGTTGGTTCATTCTGGCCTGTCTCCAGTTAGAAACCCAAATCTCTATCTCTTCTGGAGTTTGACCTTGAAGACCTGATCGAAAAGCTTCTTCTTCGTTTTTTATTTTATTTAAAAAATTTTGTTCAGAATTTTGTTCCGAAAGAAACTGAGAGAAAGAAAGCATCTCAGCAATTCCATGCTCTCAAGGACTTATTGATTCTTGAGTCAGGATCATTTGCAGTCTTTTTACTTGTCAGCTTCTTCTTCATACCCTTCATTCTGGCACAGAAAGAGTCTCTACGCTTTCCACCTTCAGGCTGTGGTCTTTTCAGATCACTTCCTGGGTTTTCTCTCTCATAGGCTTTACGACCCTTTTCATTCAATCCACCTTCAGGATCTTTTCCTTCTTTTCGTTGCCATGCACCAGTTTTTTCAGTTAAGTATTGTTTGAATGAAAGCATGTAACTATTTAGCTAAACTCATTAAAAAGGGTATAGAGTAACAAATAGAGAAAAGAATAAAGAAGAACCAAAAGAGTACCTTTCTAATAAGAGGGGGAATCTTTGGAAGGGGACCCATGAAATTATTTAGGGGGTCCCTTTTTATTTTTGGGAGTCTCTGAGGGGGGACCCTATTTTTTAGGAAGGGGGG